GAATGTGCGGAGATATTCGATGAACTCAGGTTCAAACATTCCGGTCTTGCCGTAGAACGTATTGCCCTGGAGCCAGATGAGTTCAGTATTGGTGAAACGGAGATCCTTCACAAAGTCGAGCTGCGCACGTAGTTCAGTATAGGAAATATCCTGGTGCAAGCTGACTTTCTTTGTGCGATTCTTCAACGCAAACGTTACTGGAACATCCGCGTAATGCTTGAAGATAAACTGCATCATAAGCAGTTTATAAAAATCAGTATCCAGGAGCGAACGGACGATTGGGTCCAAACGATAATTGTGATTGTGAACTCGGGTAGCAATATCGATCATTTTTTTGATCTCCTCTTATTTCCGTTATGGTTGCATTAGCATGGGTTCAAAACCAATGCAACCACTTGGGAAGTTATATTCAATTATTCACTGGAGCCGCTGGTAGAGCGCGTTTGTGTGCGCTTTTCTCATATGTTTCGATGATATGTAGGGCAGCATCTGGATCGATTTGCTTGCCTTCTAGGAAATCATCGATTTCGTCGTAAGTGACACCAAAGGCATCTTCATCAGGAAGCCCTGGATTTTCACTTTCGAGATCGGCTGTTGGAGTTTTGAATACGAGGAAATCGGGCGCACCCATGTTTGTGCCAAGTGCGCGAACTCGTCGTTTGTTGAGACCAGCAAGTGGAATAACGTCGGCAGCACCATCACCAAACTTAGTGTAAAAGCCCATAAGTGCTTCGGCCGAATGATCAGTGCCGATAACAACGCCACCGGCTTCTGCTGCAATCGCATATTGCGCAATCATGCGCTGACGAGCCTTAATGTTTCCAACATGGAAATCCATGTTTGGTCCCATATATCCGATGGCCTGTGCCATCGCATCAGTTGCTGGCTTGATATCCACGGTTAGAATATCGTCAGGTTTAATGAAGTCCAAGCAAGCTTGGGCGTCGGCTTCATCGCGTTGTGTTCCGTATGGTAAACGGACTGCAATGAAGCGAGCTCTTATTCCTTCTTTGCGTAAGCGAGTGGCTGCTTCTTGTGCAAGCAAGCCTGTAACCAGCGAATCAACGCCACCGCTGATTCCGAGGACAAAAGCTTTTAGCTTTGCAGTGCGAGCGTAATTAACGAGGAAATCGACGCGAGCATTATATTCGGTTTCTGCGTCAAATGTATGAAGAACGTCTAGTTCTTTAATGATGCGAGCCTGGGTGGCTGCTATATCGATGATTGTCATGATCCTCACCTTAATGGGCCATTTACATTATGAAAGTGTAATAAGTGGCCGTAACCAGTTTATTCACTTCCAATTATGCTTTTATTTATACATTAGCTCGACACCAAAGTCAAGCTTAAAATATTAAATCGTCATCGCCTTTGGGCTTTTCGTATTTGAGTTTCAAATGAACTGCTTCTTTCTCCAATCCAAGCATTTGAATTTCGTCAACTGAAAGCTTTTTCAAAGCATTATATTTTTGTACTTCGAGGTATTCATCTGTCGACAAGTTGACCGATTGAATCGTCGTAGCTTGATGTATAAGAATCAGACGAACATCCTGCTGTCGGAATTGCCGTTTGATATTTTCGTATGCTTTGATAACAAGCTCAGGATCGTTTGGGTCGATAGTTGCTGCTCTATCAATCGTGTTTACGATCATTGCGTCGCCAAGACGATGCACATTCCCTCTTGTGATGTGAGAAGTTGTCCGGAAGTCATATGCTGAAATGAAGGACATGTTAGCAAAATATGAGGATTCCTCATGTACTGAGTTCACTAGGACAAATATAGCCAGTTCATGTTCGGTTGTTCCGTTGATTTGTCCATCAACTTCAGTAAATGAACCGCGTTCAAACTGCATCGTCGGTCTCCAGCAAAGTGTTGATATCGAACACTTTTACATTTGCATTCATTGCCAACTTATATGCGATAGCATCCGCTTTATCAGCAAAAGCCAAACACATGCCTGTTTGTCGATACTTGGCCTTTTTGATTTTCATTGACGCCAATGCATCAGCAATTATTGGTCGATACTCGGCCGTCTTATATATGGGAACTTCAAGTGCAGTGACGATTGGAAATTGGTCGGCATCATTTGCTTTATCAATCTTTGCAATTAAATTTGCAAAGTCTTCGCCGTGCTTGCGATTCAATTCTTTGTTTCGAGTAATACGTGCACCGATTGCTTCCATCGATTCCGTGCTTGTCGGTAATAGTTCATAGGTGACCATTTCGCAACCCTCGTAAACCTTTGATACGTTTACGATTGCAAGGTGCCCGTTAATGCTTTGGGTATTTTTCCAAACCTTACCTTTGGCTGTGAAATATGGGCGGTGACCACCGTCGCTGAACTTACCATCGCTGATGCGACGAATCTTGAAAATCTTTTCAGTCATAAAATTATCCCAATGTTACGTTGCTCGCTCTATAACATTGGGATAATTTTATGTCAATTATAATGCAATACGCCACATTCCAGGCTGATATATACCGGCCATAGTAACAACCCACTGTCCTCCAACCCATGAGATTTGCTTGCCACTTTTCTTATTCAAAACGGTGTGTTGCTTGGTTGTTTCACTCGCATCGAACGCAACAGTCCACAAACCATTGCCAAGATATTCAATGATATCATTGGTTTGTGCGTGGAATTCTCCCCACGCAATTGTTGTGTTACCATCTGAGCCAATATCATTGATGACCATGTAACGATGACCAACCACTAATGGTGGCAACGGATTCTCTGGTGGGTTTACAGTATTTGGTCCAACCGGCCATGATTTCAATGGATCAATGATACCATCAATCGCTGGTAAGTCATTTGCTGGTAGTGTAGTAATATCAACAGTATAGTGGATTTTATTGTCATGATCTGCATCAATTTGAATAACACCAACGATGTCGGAATCATGATCATCCATATCTTCATTTGTTTTCAAAAGTAAACGACTGACGCCCGGTACATATTTGTCATAATACTCATCAAACAAGTAGGTGAAACTATATGGATTACCATTTGCATCATAAGGACTACCATTTTCACCCAATAGTGTAATTTCGTTACCGTCGACTCGAATGCAATGATTGCCCGGTGTAACAATACTACGAGCCATAACATCACCACGCGCCCAATCTATTGCTGCGGTATCAAAGTCTTCATTACCATCCAAGCTTACGCTTCGAGCCTCGCTAATATTGGTAATAATCTGCTCGATGATTCTCTGACGTTGGACCTTAGCTGGTGGATTAATCCATACTGGTAGTCTAAATGTGAGTGAACTGATTTCGATTTCAGTTGATGTACCAATGGGTATTCCACGAGATGACCAACTAATATTCTTCAATTCCATAATAGATAATGCGGTCCAATCCAAAGCATTAGTATTCGCTTGTAGATCGATAGATGGATTAAACAGCACTAGCAGTTGTTCCATAAGCTGGTGCTTTTGTTGTTCGTTTGTGGTCCAAATATCAACTTGGATATTAAGATCATATGGAACTGGCATCATACGTTCTACAGTGTATGACTTTCCTCGGTACTCAGTATATTTGCCTGAACTTTTGTCGACCTCACGCTCAACCACGTTTCTAGTATCAACATGGTTGGGCGCTTGGCGACGATCACTTGCCATCTCAATACTTGTAATAAAACAAGATATTTGTGGAGTTGACATTGCAACGTTCTCACTATTATTCCCAAGAATGGCCGCTACTTGACGATCTTGTGTCGCCCATACAACAGGTACAACACGAAACTTGGGTGTGCCATCATCATTCTTTCCGAATGCAACTTGAAACCCACTAAATGCGCGTTGAATCTGAACAATATACTGACGTAGCTGTCCGTCATAGAAATAATCGAGAGCCATTGTATTCCTTATCTGTTTGCAAACATGTCAGCTTCGGCCTGGCGACGACGAGTCAAACCATTAAGAACTTTCCCGCCGGCTTTATTCCAACGCAAGAACTGTTCTGGTGCCAATTCAAAACGACCATTGTTGATCACTTTAAGCAAAGTGGAACCAGCAAAGTTTGTTTCACCCAAATTGTAGACAAAGCTTGCCAACGCATCGAACTGATTCTGAGTCAACGGAACCTTTACTAGGCGATTGATTGCGTTCTCGAACATTTCGAGATCCTTTTGTAGGAGGGCAACAGCCTGTGCTTCTGTGATCTTCTGACCCATCTTGACACCACGGGTAGTACCGTAACCGATTGTTGGAACACGAACCGCATCCAAGTAAGCATCAGCGCGGAAACCCTCAAAGCTTTTAATTAGGTTTACACCTTTAATTGACGTTTTTCTAGACATTTCGATCCTCCTTTTAGAAAAATATTCCTATATATTTATCAGTGGTTGACATAGGAAGTCTTTGTGTTAAATATAGAGCATAACAGGAAACGGGCACGGAGCCCACAATAGGAGACACTGCGGTGTTTGAGAAGACGCACTTCCGTTAGGTAGACTAACCTAATGGAGAAAACAAATGGCATACATGGTCAACTACGGGCACTTTCTGTCCCCGACTGTTTACGAAACCTACGATGATTTGATCTATCACTTCTGGTATGAAATTGCCGACGGAAGATTTGATCGCTTCACGATCATCGACACATATGATCGTCAGCCGATCGACAAAGAACACTTTCTTAACTATGCGTGGAACAAATACTACGCACGTCGTAAAGAAAACTATCATCGTCGTCTCGGTAATTACGAATTCCGCCGTGAACCAATTCGTGGTACCGGCAAACGCAAACGTGCTGGATATCGTTATTATCGTCATCCAAAAACTCTGAATGAACTCAAAGCACTTTCCGGTGTTAAAGCTGATGAAGAATTGCGCGAGTACAAAATCAAACACGGACGTTGCAAAGCTGACATTCCAACCTCATGGGATGACTTGGGTCGTCGCAATATTAATGATCGCAGCTGGAAGAATTTCCGAAAGCATCAGTGGAAGGACTAATGGCTTACAGGCCCGGACAAAAGAGTAAAGCGATTTGTGAAACATGTGGTGGAATTCAAAACACAACTTTTGTGCTGCATTGGATAACAATTCGCAACAAAATGAGAAGAACACTTGCCGCAAAATGTGACAAGTGTTCTTCCATTCTAGCTTATGCTAATCTTAAAAATCGGCCCTAGGTCTAATAACTTTTGATATTGCTTGCTTCTCATCAAATGTATCACCCTGAATCGTTGTCTTATTTCGGTTATTAATGAACGATTCCAATATACGATGCGCAGCCTGCCATTTCTTACGCCAATCAACTTCCTGCCTGCGCCAAACAGCCCCGTCTTTACGGAACAATACATTTGGATCATAATCCGTACGTAAGTACCAATCTCCATCCGTTGCATTGAGTGGGAAAGATGTTCCCTTGCCTATTGGTTCAGCGCCATTCGGTGGATTTCCATCGCCAGCAAAAATCCAAGGATATTGTTTTCCAAGTTCGTCACCCGGGACAACATAGAATTGTTGTGTCTCAAAGTTGCGACGATCTACATTACGCTCTGCTTCTTCGACAACCTTCTTGTTATTTTTCATCTTATTGTTGTAATCACTGATGATATCGGCGATTGTTAGGTCACCATTTGGACCTGAGCCATTTCCATTACCATCACCCTCAATCGGATCACCATTAATATCTTCCGCTGGCTTACCTGTGATATCTTCGTACTCCTCGGAGTTCTTCATCGGTGAAAGCTTAACACGGAACAAATGTGGGAACCATGTACTGGAAAACCCTTCAGCCGCACGAGTTACATCCTCAACCACATAATATTTGTTGATTGCTGGTGCTTCTGGATCCAATAGCAAATCATCACGCAAATGTGGAATCTCGAAAACATCACCAGGTATGAATTTACGCCCCAAGCGACGAACAGAATCATTGATATGGAATGTCATCCAAACGATATCAGCTTGGATAATCTGACCGAACTGGATCAATGCAAATTCCATATCTTGCACGTTGTGAACACCAAGTAATTCATAAACATTTGGATCATACTTACGATTACGGTTTTCGCCAAATACTGGATCTTCGATCTCGGTAGGGTCACCATTGCCACCCTTAATGCCTAAGTATTTGTGAACAAAAATACTTGTAGCAGCCATCTGAAATTGATCTAGGATCATCTCATCTATGTAAACGTAATCCTGATTTTTTCTAGGATCCCATAAACTGAAATTGGCCATAATAACCCCTCCTATATATTTGATATTTATGCGTAAATAGTAGGTACTGTAATAGGGAGATAACACATGACTACTGCTATCACGTCTAGGCAGAAACTAATAAATGAGGTTCGTGTCCTTCTGGGTGAAGGAATGGTCCGCATTGAATTGACACCACTGCATTATGAGACCGCTGTAGATATGGCACTAGATCGTTATCGCCTACGAAGCTCTAATAGTACGGATGAGCGTTACTTGTTTGTTGAGTTACAACCTGATGAAAGCACATATGTCTTGCCAAAGGAAGTAACAATGATCAAGCAATTGTATCGACGTGGCACAACTGGTACCGCTAGTGGTACAGGTGTAAACTTTGATCCATTCGGTGCTGCATTCGTAAACCAAGTAAGTTTAGGATTAGGTTCTGGTTCTGGATCACTACTGACTTATGAGTTATTTGCAGGCTTCCAAGAAACAGTCGGTCGTATGTTTGGATTGTTCATCAATTACGATTATAATGCTGCTACTCACACACTCACCATTACACGTCACATCCGAGCAAAAGAATCTCTTCTTGCTCATGTCGAAGTATCTCGTTCCGAAGATGAACTCTATGCAGATCCCTATGCAAGACCTTGGATTCGTGATTTTACGAAAGCAACTTGCAAGATCATGCTAGGCGAAGCTCGTGGAAAATTTACGAACTTTGTTGGTCCACAGGGCGGAACTTCTCTAAATGCTGATGCACTTAAAGCAGAAGGTCAAGCTGAGCTTGATCGTCTAGAGCACGAAGTGTCGAATCAGTTCGATCAAAACATGGGTTGGGGCTTTATTATCGGATAAGACCTCACGCTTTGTTAACTCCAATAATACGAAATTATCCAACGTACTTGCGATTTTAACTCGTTTTTATTATATCTGTGACATGGCATCCGAAACTTTTTCGAAAGTCTTACGTTTATTGTGTGCAGTTTGATAAGCGAAAGGATGGTTTGTAATGCGTGAGGCATATAACTATTATGTGAGTAAGGTCCTTGATGCAATGGTTGCTTCTGGTATACCACTCACTCGTGCAAAAGAACTCTGCCGTAAGAAGATTAACAAGCTTGAGCGTTGCTATTATAAGCTTGAATCTTTTGAAGTTGCAGCACAACGAATGACCAAACGTTGACAACTGCATAATACTCTGTTAGTTTACAAAAAACAAATGGAGCTTTGTAGTGGATCAAGAAGTAAATTTCAAAACATTCATGTCTGAGAAACATCGGGTGTATCGCTTGCTCCGTGCTGGAACCAATATGGTTCAACATTACAAGACGCTTGCAAAGGAACTTGCGGGTTACCGAGGTGGTATTGTTTTGCCTGAACAGCTCTTGGCTCTGCAGGGCGGAACTGTGTATGTTGTTACTACTTCATCCCAAACGAAAAACTCGGTTGCAGTGGGGTTGACCTCATATGAAAAAAGTAACCTACTTTGCAAAGGTATTCGCTTGACGCGAATAGAAGAGATTATCGACGCTGAACAGAATTTTGATGGCCGCGCGGGTGATTGTTTTCACGTGGAAATCAAAGACAAGAGCACAATATCATTTACGTGTTCCACGTCTGATCATTCTTCTCCATACAGTCAATCAACATTGGAAAACAAAGAACGTTATTGGTTTACCAATCGTCGTGACGCCACCAATTTTGCAAAATCTCGTCTTGTGATAGGTTGACATAATCCTAAATTCAACTATAACCGTTATAGTTGAAAAGGAGATATCATGCCTAATTATCTTTACCTTCTAGTCCGAACGGATATGGAATCTATGGGTCGGGGCAAGGGAACGGCACAAGCCGCACATGCTGCGAATCAGTTCACATGGGATCATGTGATCAATAGTTCAATTGAAGGAAAATCAATTGATCCGGCGGTTCTCGACTGGTGCCGCGAAGCTCGTGGTTTTGGAACCACAATCGCACTAGATGCTCCCAATCTCCAAGTGATGGCCGAAGCAGTCGAACTTGCGAAAGCTTTGGGCTTTGCTGCTGAACTCGTTGCTGATCCTGAATATCCACTTGTAGATGGTAATGCATTCCATATTATTCCGAATGTGACGACCACCGCTTATGTCTTTGGTGACAAGGACAAGCTCAAGATCATTCTTCAGGATTTCAAACTCCTGGATAACGATCCAGTTAAGAGATAAGTGATGAACAAGTTCGCCGATTTCAAAAGCCTCAAATATCAGATTTTCGATTTGCCGGGCTTTGGACTCGGCGTCGCACTTTCTGGTGTCGATGAATATGGTACGACAATTCAAGTGGAGGCACTTGAAGCGGGTCCACGTTGGGGGTATATGGATCACTTGACGATCTTAAAGCCTCGTGATACAATCACTTGGGAACTATTGGTACCCAAGGCACAAGCACATGTGAGTCTAAGGGCTGCTGGATTCCAAGAGGTCACGGATTTGTTCAGTGGTTATTTGCCCTCTGATCTTGAATTTGGCTTCAGCTACGACGAAGATGAAGAAGACGAAGAAGGATGCACGGTTGACGTGTTTTTCGCTTCACGTAAGAACTTACGTAATTTGGCTTGTGGTAAAGTGGGTGACGATAACATCAGAGAAGGTTCGTTCGTTGAATTTCCCGATAACATTGTCGGGGACAACAGCATGGAAAATATGTTCGAGCTGAAAGACGGATGGAATGTTGAAATTACCAAAGCGGCACTTGAACGCTTGGGTTATACTTACAACCCACGTCTAATATGAGGAACAAACGAATGGTTGGGATTTATCGATTTTATGCAGACTTTGGACGCAGTGGAACACTTGAAGGAATCTTTCTTTCAACAGCTGAAGACGTACAAGACGCAATAGGCAAGCATGTTTATTTCGGAGAAGTGCTGGGCAAATTCAGTGATATCGGCGGTACTCTTACCGAGGACGACATCACGCTGGTCACGGATGAGGCCGATGCGGTTGCTGTTTTTGCAAAGTATGATTTGAGTTCAGGATATAATCCACTCTCGTATATTAATTCCGAAGAATAACGTAGAAACAGAAATAGGAAATCTTTTTCCTATTTCTGTTTTTTCTGCTTGACTAGAATCCCACTTGTGTTAAGTTAAGAGCATGGAAGCAAGCACAAGTTTGCACAAATAGGAGATCGAAAAATGTCAGCAGTAACGGTTCAGATTAACTCGGAATGCACCGCAGAAATCGTTCGTAATAAGTCGATTCGACTTTATGGTACTCGTTGGGCCAATACAAGCAATTCATGTGCTTTCGATCGTACATTCAACGTGGGTGACCAGGCTGAATATGATTCCTACAATTTGTCCTACTACGGTGAAATTGTAAGCATTACGGAAAAATCCGTAACGATTCGCGAGAAGTACAGCGACCGTAAGCGCCGCTTGAAGCTTGATATTTTCTTCTGGCGCAATTACAATTTCAATCTTGCTGAAACGCAGGAAAAGAATGCAGAAACTTCCTATTACATTTGATAATTGACTCCCAAGCAAAGACCATGTTCTAACGGACATGGTCTTTTTCTTTTGGGGTTTATTATGGATGAAAGTGATTTCCTAACGTATTGGCGTTTATTCAAACAATGTTTGATTCACAAGCGGTTGCAAGTCACCGATCCCACTGAATCATATTTGAGTAATATCGAATTTTTCGAATCGTGTTTTGAGAACAATTTGATTCCTGAACTCACTCAAGAACATGTAAAACCGATCCTCATTGGATTTCTTTATGAAATGGGTTTTGCATTTCGGTATATTAGACATCGATCTGTAAAACAATCGTATAACGGCATAGCGGCAGTAAATGGCGATCCAAGCGACCCAGTTTCAAAAATGTATTTTGCTTTTGATTATTGGGAACTAACGGAGAAAGGTCGTGATCTGATCGGCCGTCCAGATTCTGAAGACCACATCAACAAAATGATAACCAATTATTCAAAAATCAGGAAAACCTTAGGAAAGCCGATAGGCTCTCGGCCTCCTTTTTAATCCTGAATAATGACTTTCCTTGTGAATTGTTTTATTATGTGACAATTCATAATAAGGAATAATTTAATGACGGACATTATTGGTATTGTTGGCTTTTTAGGCAGCGGTAAGAATACTGCTGGTAAGTTTCTCATAAACGATTACGGATATAAACCGGATTCGTTTGCATCGCCACTTAAGGATTGTGCAAGCGTAGTATTCAATTGGGATCGTGATCTTCTTGAGGGTGAAACTGATGAATCTCGCGTATGGCGAGACCAGCCAGATGAATGGTGGTCCAAGCGTTTGGACTGGGATAATCATCCTCTTAATTATTTGAATAAGCCATTTACTCCTCGTCTTGCACTTCAGCTTTGGGGCACTGATCTGTTCCGCAAAAGCTTTTTCAATGATATTTGGATTGCTTCTCTTGAGCATCGTCTTCATACGCAAGAGGGTAAGACTGTTGTAACGGATTGCCGTTTTCCAAATGAAATTAGTACGATTCGTAAAATGGGTGGTAAGGTTATTCGAGTAAAGCGTGGTCCTGAACCAGATTGGTGGGATATTGCACTGGCTGCCAATTCCGAAACATTTCTTCATGCTCCCGAAGCAGCTAAGGAACTAGATAAGCTTGGCGTTCATATTAGTGAATGGGCTTGGGTCGGACAGGAATTTGATGCAACCCTGACCAATGACGGAACTCTTTCGGAGCTAGAGGAAAAGGTTAAATGCTTTTTGATGAGTCTTTAAGCACGATTCTTAATGAACAAACTAATTTGTGTTTGAGTGGCGGTGCTGATGGTGCAGACTTGCAATGGGGCATGAATGCAGGTCTTGCCGGTCACAAAGTAATTCATTGGAGCTTCAATGATCATCGTACAAGCGCGCCCACAGCCGAACTAGTACGCTTATCCGATGAACAACTCAAGCAAGCGGATGATGCGTTAAAACGTGCCAATAAACTTGTGAAACGAAATTGGCCTTCTAACAGCGTATTTACGAATAACTTGCTTCGACGCAATTGGTACCAAGTTAAGGATTCTCAATCAGTATATGCGGTGTCCGATGTCAAGGGACAAGAGATTTCAGGCGGTACAGCTTGGGCAGTTCAAATGTATTTGGACCGCTTTATCTATGGTGAAGAAGACATGGATAAATGTCAAGCATATGTGTTGGATAAGCAAACAGGTGTATGGTATTCTTTTCGTGAATCCAAGTGGATGTGTATGAATAGTCGCCCACCTGTACCTACTGGCGTTTGGGCAGGCATTGGTTCGCGTGAAATCAGTTTGTTAAATCGTATTGAAATTCGCAAACTAATGGGTACCCACACTAGATCAATGATAAATCATTTACACCCCATTATAAGTGAACCCAAAGTAAATGATATCATTTATATTCCAAATCAGAAATTTGATAATGGTTCTGAGAATACAGCGGGTGGATGGGCTACAATCCGACGAATTACTGAGGATGGTAAAAACAAATGGATTAGTGTGTCTGAGATATACATGCACAATGAATTCAAATGGTCTGATCTAGTTGACTTACAAATAGAACTAAGAGAACAATTCAAAAACGTTCGGGCGTGTCCAAAACCCGAATAGCTCAAAACAAGTCATATCGCTACCCTTCGGATAAATAAGAGAACTGGGGCATCTACTTGGCCCCACTCAATTCGTTCGTAAAGGGGTTGAATAAATGGCTTATCCGCTAAATTCTCCAGGCGTTGACGTTAGTGTTACTGACGCCAGCTTCTATGCTACAGCAGGCGAAGGCACTGTTCCTCTGATTATCATTGGTACACATGAGTACAAGACTCATCCAAATGGTACAGATATTGCAGTAGGTACGCTTCCTGAAAACGCCAACAAACTATACCTGATCACAAGTCAGCGTGAGTTGGCCCAGACATTCGGTAACCCGGTTTTCTATCAGAAGGGCGGCACTTCCCGTCATGGCTACGAGCTTAACGAATTTGGTCTACATGCGGCATATTCCTACTTGGGTATTGCTTCTAAGGCTTTCGTTATTCGTGGCAATATCGATTATTCCCAGCTTTTCCCACGTACAAGTGCACCATTGGGTGAACCTCTACCTGGTACATATTGGCTCGATACAAAGAGCTCCGTATGGGGTGTTCATGAAGGTGTAAACAGCACAAGCCCAGCAAGCGCTTGGAAGCCACAGACTCCAATCGTGATCGACGAAGATGGTGAAGTTGAACATCGTGTTTTGGGTTCCAAGGAATTCGACGCTGCAACTGACCAGGTAATCACAACTGCTGGTAATCTTGTTTTGAACGGTACAACCGTTGCACTTACTGGTGGTGATACACTTCAGACAATCGCATCAAAAATCAACGCCGCTGCAATCACTGGCATAACAGCCAATGCATTCCAGCTCGGCGGTAAGGCTCGTTTGGTACTTCGCAATTCTGCTACCAACGGTAAGGTTGAAATTGGTCAGAACAGCACAGCATCGGTTCTAGCAGCTTTGGGTCTAGATGGCACTGAAGATGCAAGTTATGGTCCTCGTAGTTCAATCGGCTTAGATGGTACATTTGCTATCGTTCTTACCGATAATAATGAAAACGAACTATACCAGAAGATCCGTGCTGGTGGCATCGAGTTCTCAAATGATCCTCTAGCGATCAGCTATTGGTACAAAGTTGGTTCCGACTTGTGGAAGCAGGCAAGCCCAACTCGCATCAATGGTGCTAACTTGGGTACAGGTCCAGTTCCGGCACTTGATGGTCTAACTTTGGTTCTTAATGTTACCAATGATGTTGCAAGTGAAGTTTCTGTAACATTCTCCGCTGGTGTGACTGTTGATACCGCTGTTGATGAAATTAATGCTGGTCTTCTAGCTGTTGTTGGTGACCCTGCAAAGGATATCACTGGTTCTAGCTTGGTTGCTGTTTCTCAGAATGGTTCAGTTGTTATTGTCAACAAGACAGGCGGAGACATCCGTTTGGTCAGCGACAGCGCGGCTGCAATTGCTTTGGGTCTTGAAACTAAATTCGGCGTAATGCTCCGTTACTCCCCACACTACACGATTCCTTCTCGCGTCGATGATCTCGGCCGTAAGCGTGTAAGTGCAGGTGATGTTTGGATCAACACCACACAGTTCAACAACGGTGCAAGCTGGGTTGTTAAGTTCTTTAACGGTAACACTGGTCTTTGGAACACTGTTGCGGCTCCGTTGCTTGCCGATGATATCGCAGCTAATGCGCTATTCGGTGCAAACAAGGCAGTTGGTGTTGTTTATGTTCGTTTCAACACTGAAGGCACACTAGACGCTCCTATTGCATCTCATCAGCTACGTCGTTGGAACGGTGCAGTTTGGGAAGCTCTTGTTTATAACTATGGCCCGGTTGCTCCAACAACTGATCCGGAAGAAGGAACCCTATGGTTCAATGAAAACTTCCGTGTTGACATCATGATCAACGATGGCGATCAGTGGGTTGGTTATCGCAACTATCCAGGAAACATTAATACTAGCCCGAACGGCGTTATCCTAGCTGGATCCACTCCAATTGCCCAGCAGAACGGTCAACCTTTGGCTCAGAACGACTTGTGGATCAACACAAGCGATCTTGAGAACTATCCAAAGATGTATCGTTATCAGGAACTAACCCGTAGCTGGCAGGCAATCGATAATACAGACCAGACTACTCCGTTTGGTATCGTATTTGCTGATGCTCGTGCAACTGCTGATGGTCGTCGTAATGGTTCTACTAGTGTAAGTAGCATGTTGGTTTCCAACTTTGTTGATCCTGACGCCCCAGATCCACGAGTCTATCCTGAAGGTACATTGCTTTTCAACACTCGTTATGCAACTGGTAACGTTAAGGAATGGCGTCCTCAGTATTTCGCTGGTGAATTCGGTGGTACAAACTTCACAACTGAAGAGTACAATGTTGGTTACTCCACATTCCCTGCTCTAGTTGATGCAGGTCGTTGGGTCACTGTAAGTGGTAATCAGCCAAACGGCGCTCCGTATATGGGTCGTAAGGCTCAGCGTGCTATGGTCGTTCGTGCACTTGCTGCAACAATCAATAGCAACGATGATATCCGTGCAGAATCCGTATTCTTTAATCTTATTGCAGCTCCAGGTTACGTTGAACTTATCGACGAAATGGTTAGCTTGAATACAGATAAGAAGGAAACAGCGTTCGTTATTGGTGACACTCCAATTCGTTTGCAGCCAAATGCAACATCGTTGCTTACTTGGGCTAAGGAAGAATTGTCCGGTGCAACAACCAATAGTGAAGAAGGCATCTCTACATTTAACCCTTACGTGGGTCTCTACTACCCATGGGGCTTGGGTTCCAACGTCGATGGTTTCGACGTTATGATTCCACCAAGCACAATGGCACTTCGTACAATTGCTTATTCCGATAGTGTAAGTTATCCTTGGTTTGCTCCAGCTGGTACAAATCGTGGTCTTGTAACAAACGCAACAAACGTTGGTTACTTGAGTTCAGAAGGTGAATTCCGTTCGGTTCTTCTAAATGAAGGCCAGCGTGATGTACTTTATACGAACAAGATCAACCCAATTGTTTACTTGCCAAATCGCGGTCTAGTTGTGTATGGTCAGAAGACTCGTCACAATGCAGACTCCGCACTTGACAGAATCAATGTTGCGCGTTTGATCAACCACATGCGTTATAACTTGGATATTGTTTCTCGTCCATTCTTGTTCGAGCCACATAGCTTCCATACACGCGATTCCATCCGTGTAGCATTTGAACGTTACTTGGGCTCCCTAGTAAACTTGAATGCATTGTATGACTTCATCGTAGTTTGCGATGGAACAAACAATACACCGGATCGTATTGATCGTAATGAGTTGTGGGTAGACGTTGCGATTCAGCCAGTTAAGGCTATTGAGTTCATCTACATTCCAATTCGTATTGTAAACACTGGCGATAATCTCGCCGAGCTATACAATACAAGCACAACACTTTAATCAAAGGAGCCCGGATTCGTCCGGGCTTTTTTGTGACTTTTTATCTTGCAAAACAAAAATGTCGCTGTTATAAAGAGGATGTTCTCAACGGAGTAATCCTGAACCCATAACATTATCGAGCGTTGACTGGGTGGCTTAACTGTAGCGTAAGGGTAGGTGAGGTCTAGTAAACCTCAGTTCGATATGGTATCGAGAATTAACTCGATGTAAGAGACGGCAAAGCGTAAGTTTTGCGAATTACAGGAACTTCGGTTCCAAAAAGATATTGTTCCAGGAAGGTAATTCCCTGGCGGCCCGGTTACATATGAATACGGGTGTAAGTACGGAGAACCTTCCAATCGGGGTTCTCAAGAAACGAAAGAGCAGTGAGTGGGGACACTCACAGGGCGAAGACTGGCTCTACAATATCTCAATCCAAACAAACCTAGCTTCTTCGGGAGCTAGGTTTTTTATTTCAAAAATATATTGATTTAAGGTTTCCTAAACAATATGTTAGCTAAAGTAAAAACAAACAGGATTAGTAAATGAGTTCAACAATTCCAATGAGTTCCATCAAGCTGCGACTCAGCGTTAGTGCTAGTGTTCCAGCAAATATGGTGGTTTTTGGCTTTAGCGTGAAGCAAGCCATTTTGAATGAATATCAGAATACTGATCAGGAAGTCCTTACAAGGGCAGCATCAATTCTGCCTGGTGATATTTCGATTGTATCACGTTCGGAAGGAACATCTGTAGTTGGCATCCCAGTTATGTCATATCGAGTTGAATCGATCGTTGATGTATCCGATGATAACGGTCGTGCACCATCAGTAGAAGAGTTCAATAGTCCGGGATTGATTTTCAACTTTGTTGATAAGCGAATTGTTCGTGATATCGAACAAGTTGAACAAACAATCGAACAGCTTCGTTCAGAAATTCTTAATAAAGCAAATGCTGAATTGACACGGCTTAATGCGAATAAAAAGGAAAACGACGAAGCGTGGGTTATCGGAGAAATTGACTTCTCTGGGTCCCTTGGTATTACGGATATTGGTAATTCTACTGAAATCGTACTCACGCCAAATGTTACACTGGTCAGAAAAATTTATCCACGTTTGTAATTAAATGTTTGACTTTGTTGTGTTATTCAGTTAGTCTGAGGAAGATGACAAAGGAAAAAGAAACGTTTTATGAGGAGTGCGGTAAGATATTAGGTATGAATCACGATTATGTCGTGCCATACGCTGCATTAAATCGGCCAAATAGATGGAACAATAGAACACCAGGGAACGGGCGTTTTCCTGGTATCGGATGCATACACATGTATGGAGAACGTTGCATCCATGTTATGCTCTTAACACCAGTTAAGATAAACAAGCATTTCAAATCTAAGGAAGAAGTACTGGGCTATTTGAGATCGATTACCGGAAAATGACACATTTTTAATTAAACGGGACACCAATGGGTCCGGGGATCGTTAAAAGCATTGAGTGAACCGCAGTGGGCAGACACTGTTTTAAGAAAATACATAAATTAAATTATTTTAGACTTGCCCGAAAGGGTCGAGAGGAATATATTTTCCTCTCGGATCGAAGATTTGCCCCAAAAGGGCCGGATGAGAAGGAGACTTAAACATGACAAACCAACGACAGGTAATTGCGGGGCGGGAAACAGATATGGTTCTGAATAACGCTGGTGGTTATACCTTTAAGGTATCCGATTGGGATCGACTAGATCGATTCCTAGTATTGGGAACCGAAGGTAACACCTATTACCAATCTGGTGCGGCACTTGCTCGTGAAAACGCGCAACATGTGATCTCCCTACTTCGTACGGATCCTGAGAAGGTGATTGAGCGTGTCGTTGAGATCAGCCAAGCTGGTCGTGCTCCAAAAAACGATTACGCGCTCTTTGTTCTTGCCCTTGCTGCTTCCGACAGCGCGCCAGCAACACGTCAGCTGGCTCTCGAGGTCCTACCAAAGGTAGCCCGCACGGGTACTCATCTGTTTAATTTCGTTGCATATGCGGAACAATTCCGTGGCTGGGGCCGCGCGTTTCGCCGTGCAATTGGAAACTGGTACACATCTCGAGATGTGCATTCACTAGCTTATCAGGCTGTGAAGTACCAGTCGCGTGATGGTTGGTCGAATCGAGATCTGATACGACTGAGCCACCCAACCGCAAAGGACGATTCGTTCGATGCAGTTTTCCGTTGGATGGTTTCGGGAGTCGATGGTCTAAAGGCCGGCAATCACGTTCGTGGCCCGAGAGGCTCTGAAGTAAAGACTTCACGCAAGGATGTAAGTGGTGATCTTCCATTGATAATCCAGGCTTTTGAGGAAGCAAAAACAGCAAGCGAACAGCGTGTGATTGAACTAATCATGTCAAGTAACTTGCCTCGTGAAGCAATTCCAACAAACCTGCTGACATCAGCAAAGGTGTGGGAAGCTTTATTGCAGAAGATGCCTATGACGGCCCTAGTGCGCAACTTGGCGACTATGACCCGTGTTGGTCTTTTGACTAACGGCTCAAACGCCGAGAAGCAAATTCTGGATAAACTTTCTGATGATGATGCAATTCGAAATGCTAGATTGCATCCTATGAATATCCTTATGGCACTGAAGACGTACGACGCAGGTCGTGGTGTAATGGGAACAAATTCATGGACTCCTAACCGCAACATCGTAGATGCACTGGATGATGCATTCTACAAGAGTTTCAAACATGTCACACCGACAGGTAAAAAGACTCTGCTTGCGCTGGACGTATCAGGAAGTATGAACTTCCAGAACATCTCCGGACTCGTAGGAATAACGCCGCGTGTAGCAAGTGCTGCAATGGCTCTAATCACTGCAAATGTTGAACCCGATCATACGATGATTGGTTTCACAAGCGGTGGTTGGCAGGCTTCGGGTAGCAATCGCTATCATGGATCTTCGGTTCGCGAAATAGAAATTGATCCTAAGGCAAAACTTCTTGATGTGATTAAGCAAGTGAGTGAATTGCCATTCTCCTCAACAGACTGTGCGCTGCCGATGCTTTGGGCATCCGCGCATGGTGGAGAATACGAAAACTTCTCAGTCTATACGGATAACGAAACTTACTATGGTGCCGTTCATCCATCTACAGCACTGAAGCAGTATCGTCTGGATCATAATATTCCGGCAAAGCTTGCTGTCTTTGGAATGACTGCTACGAAGTTCTCTATTGCTGATCCCGCAGACAGTGGTATGATGGACTTTGCAGGATTCGATAGCGCAGCACCGGAACTAGCTTCGCAGTTTTTCTCCAAGTAAACGAGCGCACACCAAACCAGAGGGCGGGGATTGATTCACCCGCCCTCTTTCTATGAGTGGTTATTGGTTAACCGCGCACATAACTTTTTTGAGCTCTTTTGGTAAATATCTGAAATGTTTCTAAAAGGAGACTCATATGGCAGAAACCCTTTCTAAATTTGGCGTTCCCCTCGGTGGTGGCGCAGGTCGTGGTGGTCTTTTACAGCTAAAGTATAAGTATCGCTTCCGCGTCCGCGTTGTCAACTTTGGACCAATTGCTGGTGGTATTGAATTGACCCAGCAGGTTCAGAGTGTTGGGAAACCATCTATCTCGCAGGCTCCGCAAGAGGTCCACTCATATAACTCCACCGGGTACTACCCAGGTAAGCATGAGTGGCAGTCAGTTCAGCTTGTATGTAAGGATGACATCACGAACAGCGTAAGCCGTCTCGTTGGTCACCAGATGCAGAAGCAGTTGAACCACTTTGAACAGACTGGTTTTACTGCTGGTATCAACTTCAAGTTCGTAATGATGATCGAAATCATGGACGGTGGTAACGACGGCGTTCTCGAAACTTGGACCCTTGAGGGTTGCTTCCTAGAGAATGTTGATTACTCTGAACTAGCTTACGACGATAGCGGGTTCCAGACAATTACAATGACAATTCGTTACGATAACGCAACTCAGGGCGATGGTCTAATGACCAACTTGCCAGAGATGATCCCTGGTTCACGTCTATAAGAGGTATCCTCTATGGCTATTATGCTTAGGGATAGTCGAACTGCAAGCCATAATTTCCGTCTCAACAATAATAGTTGGGACGGAATTCCAAAGCCGAAGTTTCTCTATTACGTGCGATTTCTTCGCTCTAATCCAGGATCCACAAATAATGGTTCATCTGAGGGAGACTGGGCCAAGGGTATTGGAATTCTTGCAAAGAGTATCGATCGTCCAAAAATCCAATTTGATACAGATGTTGTAAATCAATACAACAAGAAACGCATCATTCAGAAGCGTGTCGAATACGAACCAATTGGATTTACATTCCATGACACTGTTGATAACCGAGTATTCCACATGTTCGAGGACTACTTCCGTTATTATTATGGTGATCCGCGTAATACTAGCGCAGCCGATTGGTCATGGGATATCACAGCTCAACAAATGCAAACTGGTCAAGCCGGGGCATGGGGGTTCATCCCACCTATCGACGGAACCAACAATACGTATTTCTTTTCCCACATAGAATTCTATTACATCTATGGGGGTAAGTATTCTCGTTATGATATTGTTAACCCTAAAATCAAGAGCTTCCGACCATCAAGTATGGAATACGAAAGCAATAGTGGTGCAGAAATTCAAATGGACTTCGAGTATGAAGGCATTGTGTACCAGGGTAACAATTTTGATCTTGCAAGTCAATCCGGACTACTAACGGAGATGGGACTTGCAAGTAGTGGGTTCTATGAACCACGCACCAATAGTGGCACTGTCATTATGGAAAGCAGTTCATATAATTCTCGTTTAGGCGAAGATCCATACTTCTTTGGTGGTGATTTGTTTGGAACAGATTTGCTTAACCAAGCAACAGGATCCACAAGTAGTACCAGATCATCTGTAGTTATTGAACAGAACTCATCCTTCAACAGTGTTGTTACTGGCTACCTAAGTCGCGAAACACAAGGAACGACCGATGAGACTTTCGGTGGACCAACCATCGGAGATAACATTGCGAAACGCATGGTTAAAGGAATGAAGTAATGGCAAAATATCATCAGGACGTATTCAACCCAAAACATCCTAGCAAATATGTCGGTACCTTTCCAATTGTGTATCGTAGTGCATGGGAACTAACGTTCATGAACGTATGTGACCAGCACCCATCTATTATTCAGTGGGCGTCTGAGAGTATCCAAATTCCGTATCAGCATCCAGTTACAGGGAAATGGCATCGATATATTCCTGATTTTCTCGTCTTGTATGAGGATAAGAATGGTAAACGTCATGGCGAACTCATAGAGATTAAGCCGATGAGTCAAACAATTGTTGAAGCTGCTCGTACTCGTAAGGATAAAGAAGCAGTTCTGATTAATACTGCAAAATGGCAGGCAGCTGAAAAATTTTGCGCTTCAAAGCAATTGAAATTCCGCATCATGACCGAGTATGACTTGTACCAGAAAGCACCGCGAGGCAGCCCACGTAGATAATAAATAACATGCAATTTAATGTTATTGTGGGTTTAATATGACAAAGAAAATTGAGGAAACTCTTAATCTGCCTAGCCTAGAAGAAATTCTAGGTGATGATGCTGTTAGTCCAGAGACCGAGGAAATGCTCGATCAAATCGCTAATGGTTTGGCTTACTCGGATAATGAAGTAGAGCGCTCCCTTATTGATCCTGATGGTTCTCGAGAACATGCACAGGAAATGGATGAGATCCATAATACTGCAATGCGAGCCCACAAAGACCTCCTAGATATGGCCTTTAACATGGAGCCTAAGAATGCAGGCTCCATTATTGAACCAGCCGCCCGTATGCTGGAAATCGCGTTAAAGGCATCCCAAAATAAAACCGACGCCCGAATGAAGTCCATTAAGTTGAAAATGGATAAAGAGAAACACGATAACGATTTGAAGAAAAATCAAACCGAAGGTGTAATCGAGGGTGAGGTTCCCGTTCAATCCGAATCCGGATATATGGCAGATCGAAATGCTGTTTTGAAAGCTCTTAAAGAGAAACAAAGCAAGCCTTAACACCTCTGAAAAAATAAGATTAATCAATAACATGCTTGGGCGTGTCAATATAATTTGTCTGAATTTTTGCTGATAAAATAATTGAATATTTCTTCCAAAACCTAGTAAAGTACACAAATAACGGTACATCACCGGACTAAATATTCTACCTTTAGAACATAATAATAAGAAGACGAGAAAGAGAAGAATATGCTTTTCGAAGAACAAATCGCGCGTAAGCCGAACCTCTACCCATGGACTCAGACATTCATCGATAAAATTTGGGCTGGTTTCTGGACCCCAAATGAATTTGATTTCAAGTCCGATTATCATCAGTTTAAGAAAGAAATGCCCGAAGAAGAAAAGCGTATCATCGTTAAGACTCTTTCTGCGATCGGACAGGTTGAAATCGCTGTAAAGCGTTTCTGGGCTAACCTAGGTGATAACTTGCCACACCCATCCATGTATGATTTGGGTTACGCAATGGCAAATACAGAAGTAATTCACAACCAGGCATATGAGAAGCTCCTGGATGTTCTTAAGCTTGGTAAAGCTTTTGAAGAAAATCTCAACGAACCAGTAGTTAAGGGTCGCGTTGAATATCTCCGCAAATATTTGAATAAGGTATATGGTGAAGATCATCGTAAGCAGTACATTTACTCGATTATCCTATTCACATTGTTTGTTGAAAATGTAAGCTTGTTCAGCCAGTTCTACAATGTATTGTGGTTTAACCGTGCTCGTAACCAGCTCAAGGATACTGCTCAGCAGGTCCAGTACACGCGCAATGAAGAAATGATCCATGCACTCGTAGGCATTAAGATCATCAATACTTTGCGTGAAGAATACCCTGAACTTTTCGACGAAGATATGAAGGCTCGTATCCTTGAGGAATGTGAAGTGGCATTCGGCGCTGAAAGCCAGCTCATCGATTGGATGATTGGCGATTTTAAGGATGAAGGCATTTCGGCTGAAATTCTTAAGGAATTCATCAAGGACCGTATCAACCAGTCGTTGGAACAAATCGGTTACGGCTCGCATTTTGAAATTGATCAGGACCTCATTGCGCAGACAACCTGGTTCAATGAAGAATTGCTCGGCAACAATATGACAGACTTCTTCTCGAAGCGTCCAGTGGAATACAGCAAGAAGTTCCGCGTATTTGACGAAGACAGTCTATTTTAATCCACACAATTTAATTAATTCGTTCGTTTGAAAGATGGGTATATACATGAATTACGAAAAAGGTTACTGGCTCAATAAGGACTCTCGCACTTATTTGAGTCGTGGCTATTTGAAGGAAGATCAGACTGCGGAAGACCGCATTCGTGAAATTTCCGAAGCTGCCGAATCCTATTTGGGTATTAAGGGGTTTGCCGAAGAATTTGAAGACTACATGCTTCGTGGTTGGATCTCTTTGAGTTCACCAGTTTGGGCTAACTTTGGCGCAGGCCGTGGTCTCCCGATTGCTTGTAACGGTAGCTATATCGACGACAACATGGATTCGATCTTGGGTAAGACTGCTGAAATCGGAAAGATGACACAGCTTGGTGCTGGAACATCTGCGTATTACGGTGCACTTCGTCCACGCGGTTCTATCATCTCCAGTGGTGGTAATGCAGATGGGCCAGTCCATTATATGGATCTCGTTGCGACGACTTCAAATGTTGTGAGCCAGTCTAGTGTTCGTCGTGGTCATTGCGCATTCTACTTGCCAATTGAACATCCTGACATTAAGGAATTCCTCACGATTCGCGAAGAAGGTCACTCCATTCAGAACATGTCTATCGGTGTAACAATTTCCGATGCATGGATGGAAGCTATGATTGAAGGTGATAAGGAAAAGCGTAAGCTTTGGTCACGTATCATTCAGAAGCGTTTTGAATCTGGTTACCCATATTTGTTCTTCACGGACACAGTAAACCGTGGTGCTCCTGATGTCTACAAGGACAAGGGCATGAAGATCTACGCATCGAATATGTGTGTGGAAATTGCATTGCCGTCGTCTGCGGATGAGTCGTTCGTATGTTGTTTGGCTTCTCTTAACTTGCTTCACTATGATGATTGGAAAGACACTGGTGTAGCTCGTGCACTTACACGTTTCCTTGATGCTGTTATGAGCGAATACATCGTGAAGACCGAAGGTGTTCCGTTTATGCAGGACGCACGTAAGTTTGCAATCCGTCATCGTGCTATCGGTGTTGGCGTATTAGGTTGGCACTCATATTTGCAGAGCAAGATGATTCCGTTCGAATCACAGGAAGCAAAAGACCTAAATGTGTCTATCCACAAGGACATTTTTGAGAAGTGTTTTGCTGCATCTGAAGAGCTAGCCGAGATTCTCGGTGAACCAGAACTTCTTAAGGGTTATGGACGTCGTAACACAACTGTTATGGCAATTGCTCCAACAACTTCTAGCTCGTTCATCTTGGGCCAGGTTTCTCCAAGTATTGAGCCTCTAAACTCTAACTACTTCACAAAGGATCTTCAGAAAGGCAAATTCGGTTATAAGAATCCGCATTTGAAGGAACTTCTTAAGACTTATCACAAAGATACCAAGGAAGTTTGGGACGACATTTTGATCCGTGGTGGTTCAGTTCAGCATTTGGACTTCCTCTCTGACGCAGAGAAGGCAGTATTCAAGACATTCGGTGAAATTGCGCAGATTGAGATTATCATTCAGGCCGCAGCACGTCAGAAGTATTTGGATCAGGGTCAGTCTTTGAATCTCATGATTCATCCTGACGCACCACTCAAGGACGTTAACTTGATCATGATTGAAGCTTGGAAGCAGGGCGTCAAGACGCTTTACTACCAACGTTCAACTAACCCATCCCAGGAACTAGCGCGTGAGCTACTCTCCTGCAAATCTTGTGAAGCATAAAAGGAGCAAAAACAGATGTACACGATTTATGGCAAAGCAGAATGCGGTTACTGCAAGCGCGCTAAGGATCTCCTCGATATTCTCGGGGAGGATTATGAATATCTCGATATTGGAAATGTTGAGATTCATGAAGCAATGAATACACGTTTGGGTTACGAGGCCCGAACTGTACCACAGATTTGGGAAAACGACACTCATATCGGTGGATTTACTGAGCTTTCCGCTCATACAAAGTAAGAAATACCCATCTTGCACGAACGCTTTGGGGAGTCCTTGTGGCTCCCCTTTGTTGTTTCTACTAAATACAACAAACCCATTTAGTGAGGTAATAAGATGAAGAGTTTCTACCAATATCTTTCCGAATTGAAGAAAGAATACAAGTACAAGCTAAAGCTTGCTGTTCCCGTGACCGATGAGATGATGGATTCCCTGGAGAATATCCTCAAGCGTTATGATGCAATTGATGTAAGTCGTCCGAAAAAGAGTATCCTTCAGCACAATGAGATTGATTTTCCTGGTATTGGTCCGGTTGAATCCTATACAATCAACATTGTAACTGAACGTCCACTTATCACGCAATCATTGGTATCTGCTTTGCAATCGGGACTCAATGTCAGTGAACGCTTTATTCGTATTCGTGGTGAGAATGAGCCAGTAACTGTTGAACAGCGTTTTCAAGATGAAGTTGCCCGTATCAATGACAAGGCAGAAGATGAAGGTCTAGAAGAAACTTCTCTTTTGGGCACAGAAGAACTTCCAGTAAGTGATTTGCCACAGGCTTATGGTAACGATTATAATCAGAGTCTACTAAATTATTTGGCACAATTGCAAGCCAATCGTGCTGAAGAAGAAGATGCAAAGACCCCGCATAAGACTATGTTTGGTTGGCTTAATGATCAGAAGGCTCGTGCTGATGATGCATTCATTAGTGATCACTCAGGAGTAAAGCCAGTTAGTGGATCGCTCTTGAAAGCTAAGGAAAATCCAGAAGCTCCTGTTCCAGTTGCAAACACTGGTAACTTTGATAGTTCAATTGCTTATGCAAGTAAGACTTTCAAGGATAAGGGCGGCAAGACCAAGAAACTATCTGATAAAGGTGAATAATGGCTGGAACAAAGCGACCGCGCACAGATTCCCTACATGGACAATCTGTAACGAAACAAGTAACTCCACATGCGGACGCCAATACGCCGGAACTTATTGAGGTTCCGGCAACGCCGACTGCGCCTTATGCTTTTACAACTGCAACTGATAATCGCTTTGATACACTTGATTTAATCCGTGTAAACACGTTAGGTGGTAGCTCAGGTGAAGCGAGTTTATTCTCGACAATTGATAAATCTTTGGGGTTCTATGATTTGAACTTCAAAAGTATTGCGGTTAGTGGGGACCTAGAACTTACTGAGACTCCAACCAGTGTGTTGTTGAGTCTAAAGCAACCAGAAGTTGTCCCTACATTCATCCAATCCGGTACAAATTTGACTCAATCGGGAGGACTCATTTATAAGGGCACCAACGGTGATGTATTGGAATTCCGCACAATTGGTGTTGGTCCAGGTCTAACTTTGCAGCAGACTGCTACTCAAGTCGTATTGGGTCTAGCAACTGCGCCTGCAACTGGTGATATTTCCGGTGCAATCAATTTGGGTTCAGGCGGAGCAAATGTATTCCACAGTAAGGATGGATCAAATCTTCAATTCCGTTCTTTAATTTCTGCAAATAGCATTATTAGTTTGAATCAGAATAGTGCGGATACACAAATCGTTATTAGCTTCAATGAGGCAGCAATTAGTCTAGCTAATCTTGGTGGTGTATTACCGGCTAACCGAGTAAGTGGATTGAGCCCAATTGCTACGAATCCCGATTATAATTTGTTGAACAATAAACCTGTTATTCCGGCACGTCTTACGGATCTACAGGATGTCAGTGGTACTCCAACACAAGGTGATACTCTAACTTATATGAGTGGCACGGGTTGGGTCCCATCTGCCCCAGGACTACAGAATGCATTCAATCGTGTTACTGTGGGTACCACATCAATCAATGCAGCTCCTGGTGCAATGGATCTCAAATTTGAGGCCGGTGATGGTCTGGTTGTAAATGCTGCTTCTGGTACCCGCACTCTTACGTATGGAATGCGTAAGACTGGCGTTACTGCTGGATCATACTTAAATGCAAATATCGTCATTGATGAATATGGTCGTATTTTGACTGCAGGTAATGGTTCGAGTGGAAGTGAAAACGGTTTCCCAGATCCAATGACTTCGATTGGTGATATGATTTACCGAAATAGTGCAAACCAAACAACTCGACTGAAGGGTGGTTCAAACGGTCAAGTCCTAACAATGGACTTTGGTGTTCCAACTTGGCGTAACCCAGCCACAGGTGGCGGTGGTTCTGTTTCCAGTGTTAATATATTGGGTTCAGGCGGCATCGAAGCTACTGGTGGCCCAATCACTAGTTCTGGTGTAATCAACGTAAGTCTTAAGGCCACCGGTGTAGCTGCGGGTACCTATACAGCGGCAACAATTCGTGTTGATGCTCAGGGACGTATTACAATGGCATCAAACAACACTATTGTTTCTGGTGCACGTAAGATTAATACGGGCTATGGCTTGGATGGTGGTGGTGATCTAACCAATGATTTGACCCTCTCTTTGCAGAAATCTGGTGCAATTGCTGGTACTTATAGTAATCCGACTGTTCGTGTTGATGAGTATGGTCGAATCCTACAAATCTCAGGTGGCGGAGCCGGTGGCGGTGGTGGCGTAACCAGTGTTAATGCTGTTGGTCAAAATGGTATCAACATTACTGGCGCACCAATCACAAGTTCTGGTACTCTTACTGTTACCCTTACAAACACTGGTGTGCAAGCTGGTCAATACTCAAATCCAACGATTCAGGTTAACGCCCAGGGTCGTATCACCAGCATTAGTTCTGGCGGTGGCGGCGGTGGCGATGATTTCGTCCTCGGAGGCAATATGGTTGCTGGAGCAACTGGCGAACCAATTGCAAACTCATTTGGTGGCTTGTTCCTACCAATTGTTCCTTTGGCTGCATTACAAAATCGTACACATGCAGTTAACACAAATAAAGATCAAGGAATGATGGTCAATTGTTTTGAACGTAACTGGATATATGTAGCTTCAGGTGATGGACCTACAAATCCTTGGGTTCCACTTGGTTATTATCAAAGTAGTCCTACTACTTTTGCACCACATGTATTCTTACAAGGAACACCATTGATAAGTGTTATTACTCCTGGTTAATAAATATTACTAGATTTAACCCTCAATGAGGACAAAATATGGCGAAGATGAACATTGAACTAACAATTAATACGAGCGATGACGAGAACAATCCATCTTCGCATAGCTCGACAACAATCCGTACTGATTCCCTAGACGAATTGCAGCGTATGCTTTCCCTAGCTGGCATCAATGCAACGCCGGCAGAAACACCAGTTGAACCGGAAATCATTGATATTACTGCGGAACCGGAAGTTGAGATTGCTGAAGAACCAGAAGTCTATACACAGACTGCTGATTACAAGCCGCGTATGCCGGATCAGAAGCTAAACAATCCACGTTTCAGTGATAATTCCATTGCTGAAGATGCGGGTTTCGGAGCAAATGCTCGTGAAATTGCAGACGTTTATTTTAGTTTCTTGGATTTCGTAGATGGTGAGGAAGCTGTTGCTCGTACAGCGGATCATTTCGGTGTAACAGGTGAAGAAATCGAACGCGCAGTTCGTGAAGTTGTTGATGCTGAAGCATTTGCAGAAACTGAAGAAGTTTCTTGTGAAGATTGTGAAGTAGAAGATAAGTTGGAACCAGCTCGTAAAACACTTCGAGATTATATGAGCGAAGCTCCAAGTGATTCTAAAGAAATCACAATGACTCTCAGTGGTGATGTTCTTGGCACATTCATGGACAACTTGGATTATCGTGCAGCCAAAGCTTATTTGGATTCATATCCTGCAGGTATCCTCCAGAATGATACTTTTGAAACTGGTAGTTTCATTTTCAAGAACCGTAAAGGGCAGTATCGTTTCTTCAACGTAAACGCTGATGAAGTACAGGATTGGGATTGGAAGACCGATATCAAAGAACTAGTTGACACATTTAACGGTGATACTCGTGATATCAAGGCATTCCTTGGTGGTTTCTGGTATGAACCAGCTGATGAATACTTCCCCGAAGTAAAAGGTGGAATGGATTTTTATAATGAGATCCTAGATGAAGCTTATGGTCAGTCTTGGGAAGCAAAGCATGGTGGATATGTTGGTACAGTGGCGTTGCTACCAATTGAACGTATGATGGTTACTTTGGATCAGCTCGGTGAAAACGAGTATTTTGGTGACGATTTGACATCTGGACGTTCGGGTATTGTTTGCTTCGCAATTGAGACTGGTACGGCTAATCCACGTTATACTTTCGCAAGTACATATGGCAATGCAAGTGAGTATCGTCCAAATGAGAAATACATGACCTACCATGATCAGACAGGTAAAGAACGTCCTGCTCGCGTTGTAACTTCATTCAGCGGTAAGGAATACATGGATCCAAAGGGTCGTGAAACAATCAAGTCTAACATGGCAAAGGGTGGAATGGATCCTCGTAAGAAATATTCAGTACGAGTATTCAAATAAAAACTATGGCTAAAGAAGATTCAGTTGATATCGTTAAAAAAGGATATCAGAAGGACGTCTACAATAGGGATCGTGAAGAAGAGCTGCTTAAATGTGCAGCCGATCCCATTTACTTCATTGAAACATATGTTCGAATTCAGCATCCGATTAAGGGTCGTGTTCCATTTGAACCATATCCATTTCAGCGAGATTTGATTCGTTCCTTTCACGAGTTCAATAGCGTTATCGCACTAACTGCTCGTCAGATGGGTAAGACCACTTGCGCAGCGGGCTTTCTTCTTTGGAAAGCAATGTTTGAACCAGATACAACGATCCTATTGGCGGCGAACAAGATGGTTCAGGCGCTTGAAATTATGGATCGTATTCGATATGCATATGAAAATTTAGAAGATTACAACTGGTTACGCGCGGGTATCACCGAATATAATAAAGGTACGATTCGTTTTGATAATGGATCCAAGATCGTAGCCCGCGCAACCACACCAGATGCTGGTCGTGGTCTTTCCATTACCCTTTTGTATTTGGATGAGTTTGCATTCGTTAAGCCAAACATGGCAACAGAATTCTGGACTGCCATTCAGCCTACCCTAGCGACGGGTGGAGCTTGTATCATCACAAGCACACCAAACAACGACGAAGATCAGTTTGCGCAGATTTGGCATGGAGCCAACGCAACCATAGACAACTATGGCAACGAACGTGAACGTGGTATTGGAATCAACGGGTTCAAAGCTCTTGAGGTTAAGTGGGATAAGCATCCGGATCGTGACGAAGAATGGGCTGATAAATTCCGAGCAATGCTTGGCGAAGATAAGTTCCAGCGAGAATTTGAATGTAAGTTCGTTTCCGAGGATGAAACACTCGTTAACAACTTGACCCTATCCGTTTTGCAGAGCAAAGATGAGATTTTCAAGATCAACGAAATTCGTTGGTATTCTGAACCACAAGCGAATCATACCTACACGGTTGCTTTGGATCCTTGTTTGGGCACCGGTGGTGACTTTGCAGCAATTCAAGTCTTCGAAATGCCAACTATGCGACAGGTAGCAGAATGGCGTCACAATAAGACTCCGATCAAGGGGCAAATTGCCACACTTATGGAAATCCTAAATTATATTTTCTACACCCTAGTAGAGGATGAAGATCAAATCGGCGAACCCGAATTGTATTGGTCTATCGAAAATAATACTTTGGGAGAAGCTGCTCTAATAGTGATCAATGATACTGGTGAGGAAAATTTCCCCGGTGTATTTGTTCATGAACCTCGTCGTAATGGCGGTGGCCGTGGGCGTAAGGGTTTGACAACCACAAATAAATCAAAGCTATCATCATGCGCAAAGGTGAAATCGTTGATTGAATCCCAACGCATGGAGCTTAATTCAAAAGCTTTGATTCGTGAGTTTAAGAACTTCGTACGTTCGGGGGCATCATTTGCTGCTAAATGGGGCGAAACGGATGATTTGATCTCCGCAGTTTTGCTTTGCACAAGAATTGCACAGATGGTTGCCGAATGGGATCCAGATATGGGTGAATCACTAAAGGAAGTCGCTAACGAAGATAGTGATATGAATTTAGCCCCACTCCCAATTAGCTTCTAACATAAATATGACAAAGTTAGGAGAATAACATGGCGTCATTGATCTCAAATATGGCTAATGAAATCTTCCAGATTCTAAAAGGATCAGGTAGAACTCTTAGTCTATATGATGAATACGGGAACAAAGTATATGAACCTGCGAGCGCTAAGAGCTTCTTTGCTGAACCAGACAAACTAATGCTCTCTATTGATCCCGATGGAGCAAATAGTGCATTAAACATGTATGTGAGTGATTCAGCAAACGTAAGAGAAATGTCCAAGATGATTGATTCCATGCGCAACATGGCAACTCGATATAACTATCTCTTCAATATCCGCAAATACGGCAAAGACTTGAATCCCAAGGATTTTGCGTTCAAAGCATTGCCAATGATGGAATCCATGTGGGGTAGTACAAAAACTAGCTACCAAAACTTGGGATCAACTAAACTAATCATTCGACATAGTGATCGTGTATCTGAGGATGTTAGAGGGTCTCGCTCTCGCAAAATCAATGCTATTTTTGTTGAAACCTCCGAAGGCGAGCGTTTCAAATTCCCAACAAAAAACCTTCATGGTGCTCGCGCATTTGCCAAGCATATTGACTCCGGTGGCCGACCACATGATGAATTTTCACAATTTATTTTTAATGAATGTGACAAGCAACATAGTGTAAACATTGTTCGTGCTCGCATGAAGCGTATGCAGGAATCATCGGATACCATCGATGCGTTGCGTGAGACACTTGCTAATTTTGTTGCGGAGTCGAAGTCACGTATTAGTCGCCTCCAAGGGAATCGCTTTTATTCTGGCGTAATGGAACAAATTCAAAGTAGTCCAAATGTATTGGGCGCTATGAGCCAAGAAATTAAAGCAAAACAAGCAGAGCTTGTCGAGACTCTTGGTTTAGATGAAACAGATTCGCTATTTCCGATATTGGAATCCGTGGCGAAAACTATATTGGAAATGAATCAAATGAATCCATTAAATTTTGAAGAAGAAACACTACTTCAAACTTATGTGTTTGAATCCGAAGATCGTCTAAATGATCTTCTCGAAACACTTGAGGGCGAATTCGGTTATGAACGTGATACTCACTTTGTTATTGAAGGACTCAAAGTTGGTATGCTCGATGAAAGCGTATTTGATAACGCACAGACATATATGGGCGATTTCGATGGTTTCTCACTTACTGAGGAACCACAGGATAAGTTTCTAACTTATGCACGTCAGTGGAATAAGGCTCGTGGTCTTGCAGCTGGTGCGGATGATTCCGAACTAGCTGATATCGATCGTTCAAGTGCAGAGCTTGCATCGGGCCTTAAGGACGTTATTGCTGGTCGTCTTAACTTGAAGATGCCTAAGGGCGAAAAACCACGTTTCACAAATAAAGCTGCGGAAATCGCATACAAGCTAAATGCCGCGGGTGAACCGGGCGTTGGTATGCAGAACGATGCACTTGCAAACTACGTAAGTAACTTGGCTCATAAAATCTCCCATGGAGAGTCGATTGATGCAAACGAGCGTTTCTTTGCTCAGCGTATTGCGGATATCGTCGACAACTCGATGGCTGCAGAATCCATCTTGCCTGAAGAGCGTGAGCTTGACGAATGGGCTGGTTCGTTCGATGAAGCACGCTATAACCCATATAATATCGGCGATGATGAAGTTTATGATGGCACAAATCTTCGTAAGGTAAAGCAGTCAGAAGTTGAAAAATTCCTCAATGAGTTCAGCATGGATGATTTCTTCAATGAGATTTTCGATGGTGACATTGATCATGCTGTTGCACCAGATGAATCAATTAGCCGTAAGTATCTCCTGGATATGCTTTACTGGTACGCAAGTGAGCAGATGTATTTGCCTCGTGAAGCAGTGGAACAGTTCTACGGTGATTTTGAAGGTTTCCTAGATGCTGAAATCATTCCATATTTGAAAAAGCATAGCTATGATATTTCCGAATCTCTAGATGAGGCTCAGGAAATTCATATGAATGATTTCTTGCGCGGTGCAATTGCAAATGCAATCGAAAAGATGGACTCTGGAACCTATTATGGTATCCTAAGTGGTGATGATGCACAAGATGATTTGTATGCGCTAATCGCAGATTTGAAATCAATGGTTGCTGATGAGCTTGGTCTAAATGATCTTGTAGATTATGCTGATGAGATCATGTCCATTGCTAAATCAGTATGGGGCGGCACTAATGAATCGCTTCAGGAAGCTGAATCCGGCAGTTTCGAAGGAAACCAGGGCATTGTATTTGATCAGGCTCATTCTGCGCTCGTGGCGCTCATTGAGCAAGGAAAAGGCCCTCTAACAAATGTAACTGCTGAATGGTTTGATCCAGCAGAAGGTGATCCGGCCGAGACTCTTAAGGAACTCGCAGATGAGGCAGTTGGTACCGTAGCAAATGCTTTTGCGCGTGACGAAGAATTTGACTGGGCTTACGATTTTATTCGTAGCGATGCATGGGCAGATTTGCATAAGATTGCAACTGCTCTTATTAGTCAGAAGTATGGTGTCGAGCTAGACGAAGAAGCAATGTTTGGTCGTAACTCCCATACTCGTCAGGTTAATGCAATCAATTTTGCACAGGTTCAGACAACTCTAAAGCGTTTGATCATGGCAGAACCAAAGGACGTTCCTGCGGATCAGTATGAGAACTCAATTTTCTCAAAACTACGTGATGATTATTCTTATTCTATTCCATATTCCAACGCAATTCGTGCAAACGAAATGAAGATCCGTAAGGCTATTCAGGACGCTTATTCGAGTGAGGTTGCCGAAGATATTGAATGTGATGGTGTGGTTGTTCCTGGCGATCAGGGTGATGATTTTGTTTATGACACTATGACTCAGGATGCGCTTGCATCGACGGAAGCTGATGCTCTTGAACGTTTGAGAAAACTAGCAGGCATTTAAAAAGAATATTGATTCTAAAGAGCTTTCTAAGCTATAAAGAGAGAACGGAAAGGAATTTCCGTTCTTTTCCATATTTGTAACTAACTGATATATTAGAAAATAATAAAAAATAAATATTGATATGTCGCCCAGGTATAAATATAATGTGAACATATTAAAAACATAAGTGTTCTCAAAAACTTATAATAATTTAGGCTCACTTAATAAGGCTCTAATAAGGCTCAAAAAGGATAATAAAAATGGCTACTTTAGACGATATCCGTAATAAACTTCTCGCGCAGCAGACAAAGTCTGAAAACAAGGGTGGCGGTGGCGACCGCGCAATGTATCCGTTCTGGAACACCCCTGAAGGACAATCCTCAACAATTCGTTTTCTTCCTGATGCAGATCCAAACAACACGTTTTTCTGGGTTGAACGCTTGGTTATCAAGCTTCCATTCCAGGGCGTAAAGGGTGGAGATGACAAGGAAGTGGTAGTTCAGGTTCCGTGCATGGAAATGTATAACGAAACTTGCCCTATCATCACCGAGACTCGTCCTTGGTGGAAGGATCCTGAATTGCAGCCAATGGCTCGCAAGTATTACAAGAAGAAGTCTTACTTGTTCCAGGGTTTTGTTGTAAACAGCGCCTTCGAAGAGAAGGAACTTCCGGAAAATCCAATCCGCCGTTTTGCAATCAACAGCTCGATTTTTGATATTATCAAGTCATCTTTGATGAATCCAGAAATGGAAGATATGCCGGTTGATTTCACACACGGTCGTGATTTCAAGCTAACAAAGACCACAAAGGGTCAGTTCGCTAACTACTCTACCTCTAACTGGTCCTTCAAGACTCGTCCGCTTGGCACTGATGAACTCGGTGCAGTCGAACAGCACGGCTTGTTCAACTTGCGTGACTTCTTGCCCAAGAAGCCAGGTGCTGAAGAGCTCCAGGCAATTAAGGAAATGTTCCAGGCATCGGTAAACCAGGAAGCTTACGACGCTGATCGTTGGGGTTCTTACTACAAGCCTTTCGGTCTTCAGACGAATGACTCGGATGGCGGTGAGCGTTCTAATTCATCTCCGGCCCCTAGCGCAAGTGCAGGCGCAAGCGACATCTTGAGCCGCTTGAACACTACGCCAGCAGCTTCTGCTCCAGCGGCAGCTCCTGTTCAGGAATCCGCTCCAGCAGCAGAAGGCAAGCCAGACGCGCAGGAAATTCTACGTCGTATTCGCGAACGTAATGGCGGCTAATTAGTTGGGGAGTATAGCTCCCCAATTACTTTCCCAAAATCAGTATTAATTCTGATCTCATAAGGAGATGATATGAAACCTTTGGATTTCACAAAGTTCCGCAAGGACATTACAAAGTCACTCGATGGTATTTCGGTAGGATTTAACGATCCGAAGTATTGGGTTTCGACGGGAAATTACGCTCTTAACTACGCGATTAGCTCGGACTTCCTCAAGGGTATTCCTTTGGGTAAAGTAACAATGCTTGCGGGTCAGTCGGGTTCTGGTAAGTCTTACATTGCAAGTGGTAATCTTGCACGTAATGCACAAGAAGCCGGTTACTTCGTAGTATTGATTGATTCTGAAAACGCATTGGACTCGGATTGGCTCACTGCTCTTGGTGTATCCACGGCCGAAGACAAGCTTTTGAAGATTAACGTTGCTATGATTGATGACGTTGCTAAGATTATTAGTGACTTCATGAAGGACTTTAAGTCCACATACAAGGATACAGTACGCGAGGATCGTCCTAAGATTCTCTTTATTGTAGACTCACTTGGTATGCTCTTGACACCAACTGACGTTAACCAGTTTGAAGCTGGTGAAATGAAGGGCGACATGGGTCGTAAGCCAAAGGCACTTAACGCGCTTGTTCGTAACTGTGTCAACATGTTTGGTGAATGGGACGTTGGTCTCGTATGTACGAACCACTCCTATGCGAGCCAGGACATGTTTGATCCAGACGACAAGATTACTGGTGGTCAGGGCTTCATTTACGCAAGTTCCATTGTTATGGCAATGCGTAAGCTCAAGCTTAAGGAAGACGAAAACGGCAATAAGGTTTCCGAAGTGCGTGGTATTCGTTCTCAGATTAAGATTATGAAGTCGCGTTATGCAAAGCCATTCGAATCTGTGGAAGTAAAGATTCCATGGGATACTGGTATGGATCCTTATTCGGGACTTCTCGATATGTTCGAGGCGAAGCAGGTTGTTGTCAAGGACGGCAATAAGCTCAAGTATGTCGCGCTTGATGGTACCGAACATAAGTATTTCCGTAAGCAATACAATAGCGAAATCCTTGATATGATTATGCTTGAGTTTCCAGAGCACGAACGCCGTAAGGAAGCTGCAGAAGCAGAAGCTCGCGCAGCAGAACTGGCCGCTCTCGAAGCAGAATCGATTGAAGAGGCGGAGCTTGGTGAGGAGTAAAATCCTCACCATCGACTAAATACGCAAACAAGCGGGCAAAAGAGACATCAATTTCTGGATGTCTTTTTTGTTGAACTAAAAACAAAGATTGGGTTAAAAACATGGGCAGTGAAAGTGAACTAGTATTGGGTCTTTGGGAGACCTTTAGGGACGTGATCCCGGCGAGCAAACGTGAAGATGCCGCTACAAAGTTATTGAAAGTATTGGGCGATTGGGGTATTGACCTCGAAGATATGGCCAATGAATTAAATGGCGAAGATACTTATTTGGACCGCGCTTTTGAGCATTATGTGGAATCCGATGAAAATAACGACGATGAAGGCTACTACGAAGAAGATTATTGATTTTTCCTAACCACAACTGTTAGGTATTAACGATAATATGGAGTTTTACAATGAGTAAATGGTACGGCAAAATTACAGCCAACCCGAACGATATGACAACGTTCGTAGATGCTATTCTCTATTTCGAATCAGAACTAGAAGCAGCAAAACGAGAAGTAAAGCTCCACGGTAGCGTTGAGAAAGCAAGTGCGCAACTCCCTGGTATCGTGGAACATAGATTCAATCAATACCAAGAGGTAGAAGCTATTCTACGATATCTCGAAATTCGCCATACACAAACTAAGTCCGCGGCATTCAAACGATACCTGGAGACTTATGCGCGATCACTTTCTAGCAGAGATGCTGAAAAATATGCAGATGGTGATAAGGATGTGGTTGAATTTGCTATGCTTATTAACCAGATTGCTTTAGTACGAAACACCTACATGGGTGTTATGAAAGGACTAGATTACAAGCATTGGCAGATTAATAATCTTGTTAAATTGAAGGTCGCCGGTATGGAGGACTTCGAAGTAAACTAACCAATTCTGGTTGACATTGGGCGTTCCTATGTTATATTGGTGTTAACTCCAATAGCAAGGGACGCCCAAATCATGGTAGACATTAAGGAAATCAAAGCACGTTTTGATATGCTTGGTGAACTCGTGCAAGGCGCGATTGCTGGCCGTATTAGGGGTCTTGTCGTTGCTGGCGCTCCTGGCATCGGTAAATCCTATGGTATCGAACAAGCTCTAAAGGCTGAAGAACCAAAACAAAATGATGATCCACTTCATTACAATTTTACATTCCAGAATAACTTTCGGTTTGTGAAAGGTCATTCGTCGGCCGCAGGTCTATATGAGCTACTATATGAGTTCCGGGATGAAAATGCTGTACTCGCACTCGATGATTGTGATAGTATTTTCCAGGACAAAATCGGGCTTAATATTCTGAAGGCTGCACTCGATACAACCGCAAGGCGTGTAATTAGCTGGCAAACCGCTGGCAACCAAATTAACGCACCGAAGTCCTTCGAGTTTAAGGGCTCACTCATATTCATAACAAACCTCAACTTTCATGAAATGGTACAGGCTCGGCGTAGTGAGTTGGTACCGCACCTGGAGGCCATATTAGATCGTTGTTTTTATATGGATCTTGGTTTGGAATCATATGATGAGAAATTTGCATGGGTCAAGTATTTGTCCAAAGACATGCAAATGCTTTCAAAACGTGGATTCACAACCAATGAAATTGATGATATATTGGAATTCATACGTGAAAAGGCAGGTACTCGTACTAGGCTAATAAGCCTGCGTAAGGTGCAGCAGGTAGCCGATGTTTTCCGTACTGCAAAAACTGACTGGCGAGTAATGGCCCTATACACAGTTCTTGTGTAAATGAATATTGACTCCTACGATTACGGCATGTTACCGATGTCGTAATCGCCAAGGAGTAAACCATTGAGATATATTGAAGATTGCTTAGAACGACTCGATACAATTTTGATGTCGTATCCAGTAATTACCCCACCTGGATATATTCATCCAACAAAAATTGTGAGTCCATGGGATCAGAAATTCATAAGTGATGTTTCGACGCATACTCAGCAAGGTTCCGCTCTTAGTACGGCTCAATCAGCAATCGTATTGAAAATCCTACAAAAGTATTTGGGAGTTTTTAATGCGAAACATTCCACTGAAGTGCAACAGATTTTGCATTCTCCAATTTACCGCAAACCTCTATTCGAGTCACAAAGTTTTCCACGAGAAGTCCGTTGGGCAGGTGGCGGTACACTTTTATTCCGTTTCAAATTCAACGCACAGATTTCGGTTGATCTTCGCAACCTTAATAGTTCGTTGCCTGAGTTGTCTCCTCCACATTTGGTTCATCCCTATAAGCTTTGGAAGATTAATGTTGATAATTCAAATCATAAAGAAGTTATGAGCATCATCAAGCGTCATAATTTTGAGTTTGATGATGAAGTATTAGAGTTCTTCATGCATGTGACAAATAATCTGGACAATCCAACAAGCCTTAGGATAACAGATGACGAGATACAGGTCGACGTCAATAATGATATTTTGACAACGATTTGGTTTGATGAAATGGAATGGCTCAAGAATGTATAATCGCGTAACATTGCCCAAGGATCCAAAGTGGGCTCGACATATTTTGCGTTGGTCGAAATTGGTCAATATGGGCCCAACAAATCAATTGGAGGAATTGGCAAAGATTCGATCATTTACTGAATCTGATTTACCAAGCACATTGAAGTTATCACAGGCCGAGCAAAATGCTCTTCAATACATGTTGGATTGGAATGGTCGGTGTTTGATGTTGTCTCCGCAAGAACTATCTTTGACCCGGCATGTGGTTCTTATGGGAATAAAGCTATTGGGGTCAAAACGAGTTCTCATTACATCGAAACGTGACCAACGGCTTGAAGACTGGCATAGCATTATCAAGCAATTATTCCCTGATGCTGCAATTCATTTCGAAGGTAAGCCTGATCTCAAACAAGGTAATCCAGAGCAAGCAGACCTGTTCTTTTATTTGATTCGGAATAATTCCATCGCACGTTCCAAATGCGTCCAGCAAAACAAATTTGATCACTATGTGAGTGATGATGATGATTTCAGTGTGAATTATGATTTCTCCGAACATCATGATGGATTAGCATCGGAATTTATGAGGACGACATTGGTGGGTTCAGTACCACAGTTCTGGATTAATCCAAGTGACACTCGAAGTGATATAATATTGGGCAACATCTTTATGCGTTTACAGCAGACGCTTAAGGTATCTCCTAATATTTCCAAATACTTGCATTCGTATGCAAATATGGAAATCACATCATATTTGAAAGTACGTGGTGGAAAATATAATCTAGTATCATTAATGGAATCGATTGGTGTATGTACGAGTACAACTATTGGTGAGGAATCACAACATTACTTGATGTTGTCCTCTAGTGATATGCTTGTTACTGAAATTGGCGATCATAGTAAACGCAGATCAGAAGTGGTATTGCGATATAAACGTAAAGAGGAAGCAGTCATAGAAGCTCTAGGAAGCTCAATGGCTGAGGTTGTTACACTCGCTATGCAAGGTTCGTCCGAACATATAGACGCGCTGGAGCAACTTAAAACGACAGAATGGGCAAAGATTAAGACGCAAATGTTTCATAAACATCTAATGGCGTCTAGAGGGACTAACCCAAAGACTATTATTCTTGCTAATAACACTGCTTTGCGTCGTAGTTTGATCATTAGTTCGTTGGCTATTGAATTTGATCGGACTAAACCGGAAAGAGAACAGCAGGAAGTCCTATCCAATTTTGCATTTCCTAGTCCATCATATCGGGAATTTGAACTAATTCCCGATACATTCAAGAATAGAAGTTGTCCTACTATCATCATGCGTGATATAACAGAGTTGGATGTTCGAATCCTAACTGCGGTTGATCGTATGATTATAGCTGAGTACGGTTATAGTCGAGCGGATATCGATGATCTCATTACGCTATCAAAGATATATGGTTTCAGGCTTATTTTTGGAACAATGCGCGGAACGTTCGAGGATGAACTATCGGACAACCTATTGAAACCATTGTGATTTTTCCATAAACAAATTGACTTTGGCGGCCTATATCCGTTAAATTGGATATAAGGTCGTCCTATATTAGACGACATGACCTATAACAAAAAATAATAAAAAAGGTCTATCGTGAAAAAATGTACTTTGAAAATCCATGATGAGGTTAATGCCTCATTCATAAACTTGGAACCGCTTGTGCGTCGTAAATGTAATGATGCACTCAAGCACTTCTTACCACATGCTCGTCACATGCCAGCCTTTAAACTTGGACATTGGGACGGCACTGTAAGTTTGTTCGCAGTCAATGGTAATACCTACGTTAACATGCTTGATCGTGTTTTGCCGATCATCATTGAGAGTGGGTATGAAATTGATATTGAAGATGATCGCGTACCACGCACATTTGAATTTCCTGATGTAGACGAGAATTACATTGTTGATTTTATGCCCAATGCAGTTTGGCCGAAGGGCCATCCAGCTGAAGGTGAAAAGATCATGCTTCGTGATTATCAAGTTCAAATCATCAAGACATTCATTGAAAATCCTCAAGCACTACAAGAGATTGCAACGGGCGCGGGTAAAACGCTTCTTACAGCAAGCCTTTCGCATTTGTGTGAGGGATATGGCCGAACACTCGTTATTGTCCCAAATAAAAGTCTAGTTGAACAAACAGAAAAAGACTACAAGAATTTGGGTCTCGATGTTGGTGTCTATTACGGTGATCGCAAAGATATCGGGAAGACTCATACGATTTGTACTTGGCAATCACTTGATCGTATTGCTAAGGGTAGCTCAGCGAAAACAAAAACTAGTGTTGTTGATTTTGCCGACTTCATCGATGGTGTTGTTTGTATTATGATTGACGAAGCACACCAAGCAAAAGCTGAAGTGCTCAAGAACATGATGACAGGTGCATTTGCAAATATTCCAATTCGTTGGGGACTCACGGGCACCATTCCCAAGGAAGCCCATGCTGCGGATGTTATCCTGAGTTCGATTGGACCAGTTGTTAATAAACTGGCTGCAAAGGAACTTATGGATCGCGGTGTGCTCGCCGAGTGTCACGTTGATCTATTACAGATGATTGATCATGCTGAATTTGCAAATTTCCATGAGGAATATGAATTCCTAGTCACAGACCGTACTAAGCTGGAATGGATGGCTGGATTTGCTCAGAAACTAAGGCTTGAAGGAAATACTTTGATTCTTGTTAACCGTGTTAGTACGGGTAAAGAACTACAAAGCATGATTCCTGATTCAGAATTCATCAGTGGCGGCGTTAAGAGTGCTGAACGTAACGAAACATACGATGATGCCGCAACAAAGAACAATATGGCGATCATTGCCACATATGGTGTTGCGGCCGTTGGTATTAATATCCCACGTATCTTTAACTTGGTTCTTGTCGAGCCTGGCAAATCGTTTGTCCGCGTTATTCAAAGTATTGGTCGCGGCATTCGTAAAGCCAAGGACAAATCATTTGTTCAGATTTATGATATCTCGAGCACATGTAAATTCAGTAATGCTCACTTAACCAAGCGAAAGTCCTTTTACAAAGATGCACAATACCCACACAAGGTGACGAAGGTCAACTATTTGCAGGGTGAGTTGCTCTCAGGAACAGATGAAAAATGAAAATTTTAACCGTAGACAACAAGCCCTTTTCGATGAACGACGTGCCGGACGAAGTTGATGATATCCGTTATTGCGTTTTGGATTATACCGATTCAAATAATGTGGATTATATTTTCATTCCATTGATGTTTTTGGAAAGCTTTAATAAGAGTTCAGTTGATCTTCGCATAGGCGAATATAGAATTCAAATGCCAAGTGATTGGTCCATCGTAATCGGAGATAAGCATTCGGGTGAATTGGAAGTCATCAGTTTAAAGCAATTGAATGATAGAGAATTCGATGCGTTTGCAATTAACCCAATTAGCGGATATATGCCGGAGTTTCTGGACATTGAGATTATGAATGTATTTCCCGATGTGAAATGGTATTTCCCAAAACTAAAATACGGACATATTCTAGCTGTTCCTTTGTCTCACAAGGACAAGTCTACTTGTGCATTCTTTGTTAAGGATGTGAACAAGATTCCCGAAACACTTGATATCACACAGATGGTTTGATACATGAACGTAAAATTTCACTTTGATAATGACATTTCAACTGAGTATGAAGAACTTGAAGTTGATTATCCTGCGGGGGCAATGATCCCCCGTAAGGGTGAAATCGTCCTACACGTTAGTCCAGCGCTAGGTGAAGAACGCCAGTATGAAATTAATACTGTAATGCATGATTACTTGGTTCCAGGTGAAGTCCTAATCTATGCGAGACTGAAATGACAACATTATTCTTGAGTCTGAAAGCCGAATATTTCGATGCAATTCGTGATGGCACGAAGACTCAAGAATATCGTGAGATAACTCCGTATTGGACCAAACGTATCGTCGGCCGCACATACACGGATATAGTCCTGACCAAGGGTTACCCGAGAGCCGACGATATGGATCGAAGAATCCGCAAACCTTGGCGCGGTTATACAACGGGAACTATTGTTCATCCCCATTTTGGAAATCAGGAAATAAAAGTTTTTATTATCGACGTTAGTGGTTGACAGGCTTCCTGTTTGTGTTATGTTTGATATAACAAAGCACAAGGAGATCGAAAATGACTGTTTACAAATGCCCAGAAGCAGTTCAGTTTGTGCATACGGATTGGTGTAACCTTGATGTTAAGGTTGAACAAAATCGCATTCTCAATCACAAAGCTTCTCTTTTGACCTGGCTACAATCAAACGGGTATAAGGGAAAGCTAACGGGCGAAGTTGTTCGTTTTTCAGTCGCAGATGGTTATGCCGAATATATGGTTGCCGATAAGGGTCGTTCATGCGATCTGATTCACCTGCCATATTGGGATGCGTACCAGCTCCCATATGCACACCGTCTTACCCGCAAGGATATCATCCAAGCCATCGAAGTTGAAAAGGCATTTAACAACGCCTTGAAAAATCAGGGAGATCGATAATGAGAACTTTCAAGCGCACCGAAACACGCAAGGGCTTTGAGGAACAGGAATGCTGGAATGCCGGCTATACGTTTCGAACGAATGTGTTCAATATGGTTCCCGATTTGGGCCCTTGCTATGCTTGGGATGAAGAAACCAAAACTCGGCATGATATGTCCTCGCTTGTGCCAGTGGAGGCATAATGAATGTCTCCGAATATCTAGCCCTCGAGGGGATTCATACGGAACGCAATTTGAGTTATTTACCTCAGCCAAATGTTGCTGATGTTGTGATCACTCCACTGGAGGCTCCGCACGAGTTAATCCCCACTGCATTCTGTTTTGCGTTTCGTTGTGACGGTTCTATCCTCATGGCTCAAAACACCAGACGTGGACTGGAAGTTCCTGGTGGCCATCGCGAGATCATCGACGGAATACTTGAAACCCCATATGAAACTGCAAAGCGTGAGACACTTGAGGAAATCGGTGCATTCATGAGCGACCTCAATGCTGTGGGCTTCATGCGCAGCACATGCTTGGGTTCAAAGCCGGACGGATACGATTATCCGTATCCCTATTCGTGCCAGCAGTTTTATGTTGGTCGTGTTACTTGGAACTTTGAATTCACCGTTACGGATGAATGCTTTGAACCAGTGTGGGTAAGCCGGGATCAGATTGAGCAACACTTGAGCGGGCGGAGTCTTGAGCTATATTATGCCGCATATAATTGGTTCATGACAAACGAAATTTAAGTCACAAAAAACCCCGGAATGATCCGGGGTTCTTTATTCGTATTAGAGAGTGAACGCTTCCTGCAATACTGGAATCATACGGTTAGTACCGTAGAACTTCTTACCAGAAAGAGCATTACGACCTTCAAGAATGTATTCGTACATTTCGTCGGTTACTTCGTCTGCTTCAATCATATCAGCGAACTGCTTGAATACGACTGTGAAATCTTCTGTTTCTAGTTCAGTACCACGTGCTTCAGCAGCGGCAACACCAGAAGCCTTAAGATCAGCGATCATGGACTGACGGTTTTCACTTACATAACCGACTGTTGCTTCATAGGAAGCCTTAAGAGCAGCTACAGTCTTAGCAGCATCAGCACCCTTAATGAGCGCCTGCTTGTTTGATTCTGTATTTGTATGAAGCAATACGGCTGCCTGTAGAGCTTCCATATCTGTGAATGGACCATAAAGTGCTGCCCATTCAGCAACACCCTCACCAACCGCAGCCATACGGCTTGATGGAGTTAGTTCTTCGAACTTCTCTAGTGTAGGTGTGTCCATGAAACGAGCAGGGTCAGCTTCAATTATTGCAAGAACTTCTGCACCATCAGTAGCTTGGTTGATATCTTCAACTAGCTCTTCATCAGTTGCGCTTGTAGAGTCAGCAAGTGGAAGATCAGCTTCGCCTTCAACAGCCGCAGCTTCGCGAGACCACTTGTAATTATTGCGTTCCCAAGTCGTAACAGTACGGTTGTAGATGATACGAGCAAATTCATCAGCGCCATTGAAAGGCTTAACTGTTACAGTTGCTTCGCCAGCCTTTGCAGGTGCCTGGCCAACCAAACGAACTACTCCAACCTTAGCACCATTGGTGACCTGGAAACGGCCAGTGCCAACCTGACGAACAATCCAAAAACCAGTTTCTGGACCTGTGGAGTCATCGAGCCAAACAGCATCGAGGACGAGGAGTTTCTGACCAGCTTCTGGCTGACCGAAGAAACTCTTTTTAAGTGGACGACCCATAATATATCTCCTAGTTAGGGGGTTTCTGCCTGTATTTATTATGTAAAGTAAATAAGCTTTATTAAGAGGTTCGATATGAGACTTAAATCAGACCAAATAATCCAAATATATTTGAGTAATTTGTCTACTATGGAATTAGCCATGACATATGGTGTTTCAACTAATACTATTAGATCGATTAAGCGTAAACGTAGCCATATTGATATTACTGGTCAATTACAATTATTTCCTGGTCGACCAAAAGGAAACCGACATATACTTGATGATCAAACAGTATTGGACATATATGAGGCTACTGGTACGACACGTTGGTTCAAAGAACAATTTGGCGTATCCAAATCAGTAGTTCAAAATATAAAATTCGGTCGCACATACCAAGCCGTAACTGAAGGTCTTGGGGTACCTGGTGAGATTAGAGTTCATTCCCTTACATGGGATGATGTATGCACGATAAGAGCAAGCAGACTTCCAACGCAAACGCTTGTGGAGCTATTTGGCGTTTCCGCTGGCACGATTAATAATATCAAGACCGGACGCACCAGGAGCTTCAAATAAATTGACAAACCACCCTATGATGTTGTTTACTTAGAACAATATTAAAGGAATGTGTTTATGAAGTTTCCTCACCGAATAATTGTGAATTTCACCGAAGGCGGTTCAAAGTTAAAAATGATTCAGAAATTAAATGCATTTCTGAATCATGAAACTCGTGGCGAATATGAGCGGTATAATATTCAGAAAACCGTAAATGGTTATTCTCGTGAATTCGTGGGTATTGAACTTGCATTTGCCGACCATCAAGACGCTGTTTTATTCAAACTTGGATTTACCAATGACGACACTATTTGATAATCTACCCGAGCTACCTTCTCTAACAGAGGAGAATGCAAAGCCGAAGAAAGCCGCCGCAGGTAAATCGTACAAGTTGGATTTATTCAAGCAAACCTTACCAGCTTTGTTTGCGTGTGATTTTGATTTCTATGATCGTTGTTCGGAAGCTGAACAGAAGGAAATCACTCCACTTATTCTAATGCGTTGGGTATCATTGTGCTTGAGTAACCAAGAGGCTGCCGTGTTCATGACAAATACATTTGTCAATGAATATTTTTGGAATCTAAGTAAGTATCCGGAGTTGCAATGGAAGTTACTTTGTGTTGCTAGTTCGGAGATAGCGAAACGTCCGCCACGTATGCAGTGGTTTCAAGCAAAGCGCTCAAATAGTAAGACGCCAAAACTTGATGCATACTTGCTGATGATAAATCCACATATAAGCGATATGGAACTTGAAATTATCAAGAATAAAATCCAATCGGAAGATGAAATCCGTGCAATGGTTCGTGAATTTGGCGAAGCAGATGCGGAAGCAAAAGATCTAATAAAGGAGTTTAAGGCACACTATGGCAAGAGCAGCAACGAAACTGAAAGCTGAAGAAGTCAAAGCCGAGCCAATTAAACACCAGTGTGAATTTTGTAAAAAATCCTTCTCGGCCGAAAAGACTTTGTTCTCACATACTTGCGAGAAGAAACGTCGATGGATGTGGAAGGATGAAAAATATGCAATGCTGGGGTTCCGTGCATATCAGATTTTCTATGATATTGCACAACGCTCGAAAAAGCAAAAAACACAAGAAGACTTCATCAATTCACAGTATTATCTAGGCTTTACGAAATTCGGACGGTACTTGCAGAGCATCAATGCAATTGAGCCATATGGATTTGTTGAGTTTTTGATTCGCTCTAATATCAAATTGGATGATTGGAGTACACCACGCGCATATGAAATATGGGTACGTGAATTGGGTAAGAAGGAACACCCAATGAAGGCATATGAGCGTAACGTTTTACTTATGGAACAATGGGCAAAAGAAACCGGCAACGAGTGGACAGATTTCTTTCGTCTTGTGAATCCGCAGCTTGCCACGAAATGGATTGTGGGTGGACGAATAAGCCCTTGGTTATTGTATTCGGTGGGTGATTCATTAGTTGAACGCTTGAGTGACGAACAACTCAATATGGTTAAGGAACTAATTGAGCCAAATTTTTGGTTTAAAAAGTTTGATCAATATGAGGAAGAAGTCAGTATCATCCGTGAGGAGATGAGATCCGTCGGAGTATAACTAAGAATAAAAAGGAGCCGTGATGGACAATTTCTATTCAAATATGTATGGGAGCAACGGTGCTCCTAAAAAGCCCGAAACAACACCAACAACGGCCCCCACGCCCGTTGCTAAGGCTCCTATCCCGGCTCATCAACGACTTAGTGGCTTGAAGATCACAAGTTCTCATATGTTTGAGGTTGAAATCAACGGCCGAAATGTAACTATTCCTAGTGCTGCATATATTAAGTTGCTTGAGGATCAGATTAAAGAATTCCGAGCGAATTCCCGTCAACAGGCAAATCAAATTACACGTCTTACGAATGCTGTAAATAAATTGAATTCAGAATTAGACAAAGTGCGTCAATTAATACCACGCCGTAGGTAACATGCTCATATACTTTACAGACGAAATAAAAAATCTAACCTGGTCATACGAATATTCTCCGCAAGATGAGATTCAAGTCGATCGATTCTGGTACACTGAGGATACACTATTGCTCCAGCTTAGTGAGACTGATCCCTTTGTTGGTAGAACCATGTGGAGCGACTTAGATACGCTCCACTACCAAATTCTGTTACTCAAATGCTTCGATCATCTAGAGGATGATCATCCAAGTGATTCCGTTACATTGAATTTTAAGGAACCGTTTATGAGTTTTCGGTTTCTTAGTTCTGCCTTCATTAAGCAAGCCCGCATCAACGGCGTGACTGGATTTGAGTTACTCAGCATAGTACGTAAATCCAACGGGCGACTGGCAATGGACTTCTCTAAGTCGTACAGCTTTGCATATCCATCAACTGCAATAATCGCACCCGAACCAGCCCGCAAAATCAATCCATTCCGCATCGTTGTGGACAACTCAAAATAATATTGTAAATCGCAAAGAATCCAAATACAATGACTATTATGAATGAACCAAAGTTTATCCATCTTAGTGAGACACCTTGTATCTTTTATTTCAACAACGATGTTTTTACGTTGCCGGGATTCAAGAAGGAAATTCTCGCCTGGTTCAAAGAACGCCAACCGGTTCATTATACTAGGAATTTAGTCAATGCTGAACGTGAAAAATATGGTGCAAGCTTTTGTATTATATTTGATTCAATCAGTGATGCTGTTGAATTTAAAATGAGATTCGTATGAAAAAGATTACCGACATTGATATCGACTTTGCTGATCGCGATCTTGCATTGGCTAAAGTAACTCATATCCCAGCAAGCATGTTGAAGGAAAATGAGCTGAAGCGACACAACGTCGGTGTATATCTGCATGACGTTCCAGTTGATCCCATCACAAATCTTTGTGCATTCGAGTATAAGCAAGCCGAGGCCAATGGATTCTTCAAGATGGACTTCCTAAATGTTGGTGTTTACAAGGATATTCGTGATCCAGCACATTTGGAAAAACTAATGGCTACCGAGCCAATGTGGGAACTACTTGAGGATGAAACAATTGTTGATACATTGTTTCATTTGAGCGGACATTTCAATGTGGTTCAGCAAATGAAACCCCGAACCATTATGCAATTGGCAATGGTGCTTGCTATGATTCGTCCTGCAAAGCGTCATCTAGTAGGGAAGTCGTGGTCTGAAGTTGAAGCAAACATTTGGACAGCATCTCAAGATGATTTGTTTGCGTTTAAAAAATCTCATGCAGTATCATATGCTTTGGTAATCCAAGTACAAATGAACATGCTTGTTGAGCAAGCCAGCGCATGACAACCCGCACACAACCCTTTCCCGTAACTGATTTCCGATTTGTGGATTTTACACATTGGTATGATCCCAAGCTTTTTATTGATCCGGCTTTACCAATCGATCATTACGTTCATAACTCGGAAGAGCATTTCGGCTATGGACATGCTGTTTCAAAGACTTGTCTTACTATTGAAGTCAATGGTAAACCAATGTTGTTTACGATGCCAAAGGGTTCGGTGGATGATGATCAATGGGCTGATGGTAAAGTATTTGATCGGCACGACTCATCCTTAACTGGAGAGTACGTCTTGTATTTTAAATCCGAGCATTTCAACAGCGGGCTAATACATGAGATTGTTCGGGCTATGGAAGCAACCACCGGGCGTTGGTGCTTGCAATTCAAAGGATCTAAAACGTATGGACTTGATTATAGCAGACTTCGTTTCAGTCTGTTTTCGTCCTTTGATCCACCGCATATTAGGGTAAGATTTGAACACGCGCATGATGCCGTGCTCTTTAAACTTATCTGGAAGGATGCTTCTTTACTAATTGAATCTGACGACGCTTAATACGTTTTGCTGTTAGATCATCTAGACTCACACAGGGTCCAGCTTCAATATTAAAATCTTTTGTAATGAATGTCTTGAGGAATGGGCGGAAAACGCCCCAGCGAGGCTTTAGTGCAATATTGATTGGAAGTTGGCGATTTGTTTCCCACCACCATTCTTCGCCCAGCTCTAGGAAGAGTTTCTTCAACTCGTCAGTTGGCAAATCCCCATACACGTACATGGAAATGATTTGTGAATCACTATTGCCGACTATTCCCAGGTATTCTGTATCCACGTATGTTCCGTGGGTTAGAAAGGGGAATTTTTCTAAAGTTTTATTCATTCTTCCTAAGTCATTTTTGCTAAATATCTAATACCGTTCTATTTATAAAAGGCTCCAACAGAGAGTAAAACGACATGGGTTCAGTGATTCTATACGAACAAAAACGACGAATTTGGTTGACCCTGGACGGTGGTGCTTTCATCAATAGGAACATGGCCATGCACAATCCAGATTTTCTAGTCTTTAAAGATTCCCAAACTGAAGTCGAATTTGTTGTCCGCAATGTTGATCGAAAACCAATCGATCTCACTGGACGCAAAATGTTCGTTACTCTAGTGGATTATCATACCGCTGTTACACTTGCTGTTGTTCCTCTCGAAGTGGTTGATGCTAAACGTGGAATTGCTCGTTTAACATTCCTTCCGTATATGGTCAAGGACATAAAGTTGGGCTTCCACAGATATGTCGTATCTTATCAACTTGATAATGGTAACGCAAAGCTATTGAACACTGACCAATATGAGCGAGTGAGCGGATTCTTTGAAATACGATATGGTCGTGAATTACAAGGGATCCAATCTCAGCACGCCGAGTTTAGTGAGTTCTATCCGGATAAGACAAATCGTTTTGATACTGTTTGGATCACACCAAATTTCAAGGGAAACCTCCAAAACGGTTCACTTATCGGCCTCCACACATTCGTATTCAGCTTGGTTCATTGGACCGGCAAGGTGACGATGGAAGGCGCAATTGTTAGTGAAACACCTAAGGAAATTGATTGGTTCCCTTTACTCATTGATGAACAACGCGACCAAACATATGTGGACCGTTCCGGTCTTTGTGCGTATAACTTGAATGCTAATTTGCAATGGATTCGCTTTAAATTTGTCCCTGATATCCGCAACAATGGCGAAATTAAAAAGGTAAGTTTACGTCACTAAGCTGTTGATTTTAATTGACTATTAGGGCATATCTATCTTATATTCTAAATATAAAAATAAGAACTATAAGAAGAGGTAGATAATGCCCATTGATTTCTCGCAGCGTTATTCTGACTACGCTCGATTTCTTCCTGCTGTCAGCGAAATGTATACCAGATTCGTTGTCAACCCGAACCCAAAGCGAGTAAGCCCAATATCGCAGAGCGATCTGGATTTCTTGAATCCAAATACTAATCTGTGGTACCTACCTTGCTCGCTTTATTCGGCTGGCCAAGCTGCAAAGTCAGCAGGTGCAGCCAAACGCAAAGACATGATTACTGGTCGTACAAATAAGAATACAACCATTCTTGGCGATTCTGGCGGATTCCAAATCCAGCAAGGTTCTATCAAGTTCAAAGGCGATGAGACGCGCGAGCGTATGATGCGTTGGCTTGAAGAGAACTGTGACTGGTCTATGATTCTCGACTTCCCAACTGGTGGTATCAACATGGGTACTATCGAACCACATATGAATCGCCTACTTGCTGATGGTGATACTTATGAGTTCAAGTTTCCGGATGGCAAAACTGAAGTTATGGATCTCAAGCGGTTTGCTGAAGTTATGGAGTTTGATCTCAACGATCAACAATCAGGTGGATTCGCCACTTGTATGTTCCAGACTCTAGTGAACAACGTTTATTTCCAACAGCATCGCAAGCCTGAGGCAACAAAATTCCTAAATGTTGTTCAGGGTCGTAATGCTGAGGAATCAAAGTCTTGGTACGAACAGGTCAAGGATTTCAAATTCGATGGATGGTCACTTGCTGGTCCTCACAAGGAAAAGTTTGATATGACTCTCGCTCGACTCCTGGATATGCGCCGGGATGGTCTCCTAGAGGGCAAAGACTGGATGCATATTCTGGGTGTGGGTAAGCTTGCTAATGGTTGTGCTTATACGACAATGCAACGTATGATTCGTAAGCACGACAATCCAAATTTTACAATTTCCTACGACGTATCAAGTCCATTTACTACGGCTGCATACGGTAACCTATTTTTAGGTTACACTTTGGATAAGAACGCTTGGACAATCCAATCTGAGAAGCTCGACGGTCGACATTACTTGTCTCAGTATAAAACGATTGCTGAACGCTTTGAGCGTCGCTATGGCCGTGAATTGACTCCAAAGTATCGTGGTGAGGAAGCTTTCCTCGATGAGTTGCGTTTGCTTTGGAAAGATAAGTTCAAAACGGATATTGCAGAACAATACTCGACCTTTGTCGAAACCGAAATTGGTAAGCAATTGAAGATGAAGGACATTTGTGTCAACGTGGATAAAAAATTGACATCCACATGGGACGTTGTTACATATGCTTTGCTTATGAATCATAATGTTCAGGTTCATCTTGAGGCTGTTTTTGAATCGCAGGATCTATATGATAAGGCGGACAGAAATCGTGTTCCTAATGAGATGCTTGAACTAAAAGAAATTATTGAAGAAATTTTAGATCCCGCTACTAAGGACCCACAAAGTTTAATTGATACAAATCGTAAGCTTCTGAATTGCTTGGCCGGTGAAAAAACCGAAGCAGGCATTCCGGTAACCGCTGTTATTAATGACGTTCCTGTTAAGGAAAAGAATGCAGCTTATGACCGTTATGCGGATTTCAAGAAGTCGGTTAAATCGACAGAACCAACTATAATTGGCGGAATCTTCTCCTAAGGATTAAACAGATGGCGAACATTGTATATGACTCACTGGTACAAAGTTTATCCGGTTTGAAAAGACGTGGACCTAATAGCTGGTCCAACTTCAACGCCATCTGTTGCATTCACAATGGAGAAACACGCCCTGATAATCGTAACCGAGGTGGACTTATGTTGACCTCGGACGAAACTTGCGTGTACCATTGCTTCAATTGCAAATACAAGGCTTCCTGGAAGCCGGGTGCGCAGCTTTCTCGACGTATGGAGAATCTATTGGAGTGGACATTTATGCCACTTGAGGATCTCAAACGTTTAAAATTTAAAGTATGGCAGCATTGGGCTTCTGCTCGTGAAGGTATCAAATATGAAGATACCCGAGTAATCAATACTAATTTTTCGTTCAAAGAGGTCCCGTTACCAGAAGGGGCTAAACCATTTTCACATTGGTTGAAACCTGAAAATTTTGTTGCCGAGTTTACAGATGTGGCTGCATATGTGTTGGATCGTGGTGAGGAAATATTTTCAGATTATGAATACTATTGGTCGCCTTCAAAGGAATTTTCGATTAATAAGCGTGTAATAATTCCATTCAAATGGGATAATAAAATTGTTGGTTATACTGCTCGTGATATTACAGGCACTTTGAAGAACCGCTATTATGGAACAGTTCAACCCAATTTTATATTCAATACTGAATCGATTGATTATGACAACGAATATATATTTGTCACAGAAGGGCCATTTGACGCCATAGCAATCAACGGTGTTGCTATGCTCGGTGATAAAATCACTCCAGAACAAGCAGAATGGCTTAACCAAACTGGAAAGAAAATCGTAATTGTTCCGGATCGAGAGAAGATGGGCGGTAAGCTCGTTGACACCGCGATTCAACAGGGATGGTACGTAAGCTTTCCACGTTGGGGTGATGATATAACTTGGGTTAAGGATCCAGCCGAGGCGGTCAAAAAACTTGGAAAAATATATACTATGTTGAGCATCATAGATGTTATGTTTAAGGATGCGTTAACAATCAATGTAAGAAGAAGACTCACTTTAAGGGTACGATAAAAATATGTCCGAGAATACCGAAGTAAAGACCTATAATGAAGACGTCCAGCGCCTATTATTGCAATTTATGATTTCTGACCCCGCAGCATTTGCGCGTTCACAGAATATCATTAATCCCAAGTATTGGAACGATAAGCTTCGTAGTTCTTGCCGTTTTATTATGGAGTATTCTGACAAATACAACGTGTTGCCATCGCCGGAACAGGTAAAAGCAGAAACAGGTCAGGACATTGCATTACTTCCGGATGGTGAAGCTGTCCGTCATAGCGAATGGTATCTCCAAACAGTTGAAGAATTTTGTCGTCACAAAGCGATGGAACAACTCGTCCTAGATGGTGCAGGACTTGTTGATAAGGGTTTATATTCGGAACTCGAAAGACGTTCCAAAGAGAATATGCTGATTTCCTTGCAGAAGGATATGGGCACTGATTATTTTGAAAATCCTCTTGAGCGTTTGCATAGGATGCGCGACCGAACTGGTATGACCAGCACAGGTTGGAAAGACATGGATGCAAAACTTTACGGCGGGATGAACCGAGGCGAACTTACGTTCTTCGCGGGTGGTCCGGGTACGGGTAAGAGTCTGTTCTTACAGAATCTTGCACTCAATTGGATTCAAATGGGCCTGAATGTCGTATATTTCTCTTTGGAATTGTCGGAAGAACTCGTTGGTTTGCGCTTTGATGCGATGATTGCAGAAACTGCAACCAAACAGATTTTCAAGCATATGGATGACACTGCGATGCGAGTCGCAATGGCTTATAAATCCCACAAGTGGGGCAAGCTACAAATCAAAAAACTTCCAGAAGCTGGTACAAAGGCTAACGATCTACGTGCGTATTTGAAGGAATATGAAATCCATCACGGATTCAAACCCGATGGTATCCTAATCGATTATTTGGATCTATTACATCCGAATAGTGGTAAGGTAAGTCCTTCGGATTTGTTCATCAAGGATAAGTACACATCGGAAGAATTACGTGCATTAGCTAACGAATATAATGTTCTAGCTGCAACGGCTTCCCAGTTGAATCGTGCAAGTATTCAGGAACAAGACTTCGATAACTCTCACATTGCTGGTGGTATTAGTAAGATCAATACTGCGGATAACGTGATGGGTATTTTTATGAGTCCACAGATGAAGGAGCTAGGTGAGTATCAGATTCAGTTCCTCAAGACACGTTCAAGTAGTGGGGTTGGTTCTCGAATCAAGCTCAAGTTTAATCTAGAGACACTTAGAATTGTTGATCATGAAGATGGTGACGCGCCAGTAAGTACGAGCCCGCTATCCAGTATTCAGAGAGAATTGTCAGCAAGTAAACCATCGATGACTGTCAAGTCAGGTCCCAATACTCCACCGGATAATCCAACTGGTGCACCAGTATCACTTGGAACTACTGTTGCAGGTACACAAAAGACAACTCCCGAAGTAGGTTCTCTTAAGGACCGAATGAACATGATGAAAAAGTTCTCAGGCAAGTAATAATCCCGGTAAACATAAATAGTACAAAATCCGGGAGACCAGCATGGCAGACTACTTGCAAGAACTTAGAGCTTATATAAATCTTACTGATACTCGCTATCAGCAAGATGAAGCACCTGAGGATCCTTTTGTTGCTGAAAACCATGCAATTGATATTGCTTCCGATGATGATTCTATTATTGAGAGCTTGGAGCTTCTTCGATTTAAACTTTTGAATGTTCGTTTAACTGAAGGCACTTCCGACTATGCGTTGGGGTACGAAGAAGCTTGTATAAAGGTTGTAGAAATGATCGATGGGATCCTGCATTCCCATCGATCACCATAACAGGCAGTAACTTAAATGAAAAACATGCGTAGCATTATTTCGGAACTGGATCGTTTAGTCCCTGAGCGTGACAAACATCAAATTATTGAAGCCAGAGCCACTAACGTGATCGCCAGTTGCATTAATGTCATGCAGCTGATAAATGAAACTTTCTCAGATGCGGAAGCCGAAGAGTTAAACAAACGTTTACTCGGAGCAATAAAAAATAAAGATGCTTCGAAGTTTAACCGCAAAATTACTGAGATGAAGAAACTTTCAAAGAACGCAAAGCATGACAAATAACCTGCACAAACACCTAGAGATAATGAGAGAAGCTTCACTCCGCGACATTGCTGCGGCAGCTGGAGACGCTGTGGGTGCTATGGCGGGTAATGATAAGTCCAAGGGCCGTCAAGATGCCCGTAAACTTAAATCATACTTGACAAAGCAATATAATAAATGGCTTGGTCAAACAGGTAATGAAATTGACGAAGAGTCTCTAATGACTTTTCTTTCAGCAAAGATTGGATTCACACCCGCAAATATTCGAAAGATTTTCGATAAAGCAAAAGTCAGTGATCCAACACAAATGGAATCCCTACAAGAAGATATTAATAAAACAGACGTCGATCGTGTAATGCAGATCGCCGCTGAATTTGCCTTTGCTCATAATTTGGTTAAGCCAACAAATCCGGAGGAAACTCCAATGGCTAGCCGAGAAGAACCTCGCCGTGATGGTCGCCGAAGAAATCGCGATGAGGGTTCACCAGATGATATTATCAATAGCTTGCGTAACCGAGTAGAGAGTAACAAGAATGCCTACAACGTTGACAAGACAGAGCTTGTTGATGCACTGAAACAAACGGGTCTAACCCGAGAATACCTTGGCGACCTCACCGATATAATGGCCAAGGTAAAAGATTACAAAGACATCCAAAAAATGCCCGATCGCAACGAGATTATGAATCAGCTTGCTAAGGTTGGATTTGCTTTCTTCAAGTCAACACGTTAATTGACTTTGTGCTCATATCCTGCTTAATTGGGGATATGAGCATCAAACATTTTCACGACCTACCAATCAAAACAATTCGCGCAGCTTTTGCTGAGTCTTCTACTTGGCTAATTAATGAGAAATATGATGGTAGCTATATTCGTGCAGGTTTGGATGCACTGGGACAGTTTTATACCGCACGTAAAGGGTTGAAGCCAGTTTACTCATATAGGGACTGGGATCCAAAACCATGGGCCGATGCATTTAGATCCGCACATATTGCGTTAGAGTCGTTTGTTGATCGACTCGACAGTATGGGGGTAATCAAACCGGGCGACCATATGGATTTTGAGATTATATATGGTAGGCTTCCCAATACTATTGCGTATCCGCATTATTTGGCAAACACTCTCATCATGTTTGCCACAAATAATAATGAAATCAAAAACCACACCACAACGCTCATGCATAATGATTTGTTTCTACTTGAACATCCGGGGCTATCCTCGGAAGGTTCAGTTAAAGTCATGTATGATGAATGGACTACTCATCACGGTAGAAGAAAAACTCGTATAAGAACCAATCGAACATGGACTTTTCTTTTTGCGTATGATGTGAAATTCAAACATGATATGATTACCGATGAAGCCATGATTAGTATTCCGGCGTTTTTAGATCGTCATATCAAGTTCATGGGTCAGACCCTAACAATCGAACAATTACTTGAGACTAAACTCACAAAGAAGCCAGAATGGCTCATTATTAGTGATAGTGGTTGGAAAACACACAAGCCATACTTGCTTGAACAGATTAAGCTTGAACGCTCCAAATATCGTGCTGAATTTGCAATGCTTTGTAACCTCAACACAAGAGTTCTAAAACAGTATTGGGCTAGTTTGCATTCGTGGCGGCAACGCAAATCATCCGAAATTGAAGGAATTGTTGTCCACTTCAAAGTTGATGGTAACCCCATTATAGCCAAGTTCGTAGACACCGAAACATTCGGGCCAGCCAATAATTTCTCACATATCGTTCGTTATTGGTTACAGGGTGGGCGCCGTCCAGAACGCCCAAGCTTCCTTTCGCGGACAAAAGATTGGCCAGTTGAAAAACGTTTGGAACGTTTGGAAGTCCTACGTACCCGTTTTATTGATAATCGTCTAAAACTCACAAAAACGTTTCGTGAAACCGAAGTATCATATTATAATAATCAGTTGTTCGAGCGCACTGCTTTGTTATTTGCCGAAATAAAGGAAAAGTTGGAAAATGGGTGGACTGGCGTTTAAAGATAAAACACGTCGTATTCTACGTGCGGAAGTGGAGCCAACCATCCGTTGGTTATCCAAAATAACCAATATTGATTATGACTATCTTAGTGAGAATCTTCTGGGGTCGGGAGGGCTTGCCGAAACCAGCGGTGACTTGGATATCAATATGTGTCAGGACACGTTTAGCGAAAAGGACAAATTCGCTGATTTACTCGTCGATAGGCTTGGTGCGGATAACGTTAAAAAGCGCCTATACGTGAATCAAATTTTCACTTGCGTTCCAATCAAGGGCGATTCCAATAACGGGTTCGTTCAAGTTGATTTCATGTTTGGTAATGCAAAATGGCAACATTTTTCATATTTTTCTCCTGGAGAGAAATCTGCATATAAGGGATTGTTTCGGACGGAACTTATCAAAGCGGCTGTTGCATTCCAATCTGATTGGACTCTTTGGGAAGATGGTGAATTGGTTGCGCGTGTGGGTCCAACGTTCTTCCATGATCGTGGCATTGTTTGGCGGTACAGGCATCGTGCTCCACGAAAAGATGGAAATGGTCGAGTTCAGACTTTCACTCAACTTACTATGGAAGAATTCTGCAAATTATATCCGAAAGCTCCAAAGGTCTCACGGGAAAACATTGATTCCCAAATTGGAACATCAATGTTAATATTCAATACGGTTGAACAGACTGGTGCGTTTTTCAGTTATGAGACATTGAGCCGGGCTCTGAGTAATCATTATAATACTACTAACTTTGGTATTATAATGACCATGTTCGAAGAAAGATTAAATAGTCTAAAGGTTGACATACCCGAGGACATTAAGAATGAAATTCTTACAGCAACTGAGCCCGCATATTGAAATACATGATGTAGCTCAAAAAGAACAAATAGACGAATCAAGCGTTATCCGCACCATCGATCAGTTGGGCAAATACACTGCTCGCGATATTGCGGATTTCGCTTTTCTTCATTTCCTAATCCTCCATTTACTTCAAAATGATTTTGAGAGTGCGCTAGTTGTAAAGGGTCATGCGACTCGTACCCTACAGATGGGCGGACACTTCAAACGTTTCACATTAATCGGTACGGACTTGTATATGTACCTACATGTGTTACTCGGAGGTACACGCGATCGTTTAAAGAAGAATCCAGCCAATGAGTTGTTTTGGCGTCAACTAGTCCTATCCGAACGCGAAATAAAAGATTCTCTGCAGAATATGTCCAATGGTCGACGTTTGGATTCTACTCAATTTCGATTCCTACAAAAGTTAGAAAAAGACTTACGTGTGGATAATTCCAATTATCGTAGCTGTCGTAGACTGATTTCTGATTGGAATGATATAACTACAAATGACCAGAGACTTGTCGTTACACGTTTGCTAATGGCTCTCCGTAGTCGTTGCCCACAAAGTGATTTGCTTGTGCCGCTACAGGATTATGCACGTCGTAAACATATGGAACTAAAGTCTGCGAAAAACCCGGAGATTCAAAATGAGAGCAAGTGAGCTATATGAGTTATTTGATACAAATTCTGATGTTGAATGGACTATCGATGACGACGACATGAAGGCTGGTTATTTTGAGTTAAACGGTCAAAAATTCAAAATAGAAATATATGTGAAGGATCCCGAGTTGAATACTTGGGGAGTAATATACGGATTCATTGAAAACGGCAATGTTCGTTTGAGTCCATCTGGAGATTCTCCTCGTGATGCGTCAAAAGTCCTCGGAACCGTCACTAATGAACTAGCCAAATTCATCAATGAACGTAAACCATCTGCATTGGTATTCAGTGGCGCGAAAGGCTACGGCTTGCATAAGCTCTACACGCTCATGCTTAGAAATTTGGAAAAGAAAATTCAAACTATTGGTTATCATGTTGAATCAAACGTGGATGGTGAAACATCAAACTTTGCAATCGTAAGCAATAAATTTGATTCCTACGATGATATTAGTTCTGATCTCCATGAGGCTTTTGATACTGAAGCGCATGTTGATTGGATTGAGCAAGAAGCAGATGGGCAAATTGGTGAATTTGAAGTAAACGGCGTCAAGTTCCAAATCTCATTTGATTCAGCAAAACCTGGAATATGGAAAGTCTACTACGGTGACATCGATGATGGCCCAGATACTAATTTTAATCCGAATGGTCGATCTGGTAATTCAGCCGTGAAAGTATTGTCTGTAGTTGTGAATATTATTTTGGATTTCATAATCCAACGTAAACCTCAAATGCTTCGTTTTTCGGGCAGTAAAGGCGTTGGTCTTGGTGCCCTATATAGTAGAATGGCAAGACATTTGGAACCACAACTAGAAAAACGTGGATACTATATCGAAAAACAAGAAACAGGTCGCGATGACTATTTTGCGATTGTTAAGAAGGTGTGATATGAGAGCAATTGATATATTAAGTGAATCAGCTCATAAAGAAATTTTCGAACATGCAAGCGGTGGAGCTACAGGTGCGGGCAATGTTGCTACCGCAGTGGGCGGTTTAGGAGCAGGATTCGATCCAGAAGGTGATCATGGAATCTATGAAAAGCCTAAGAAAACAAAAGTTACATTGCTAAGACGATGAGAGCGTACGAATTAAAAGAGGATTGGCCAGGTCACGAACGTAGTAGGAATATTCCTTTTACGGAAAAAGAACTTGAGCAAATCCATCGAATGATAAAGGCATTGGAAGACCGAGGCAGGAACTCACTAAGTGCGAAGGAAATTGGGTTCAAAGGTGAAATGGATTATGCCGGATTTATGCAGCACGTTGGTTATGAAAAACGTAATGCGGGGTATAAGAAACAAACTCTCCAATTGAATCAAATATATGCCCAAGATCAAGATGGTGTTGGAATACGAAATCTAAAAATGGTTCTAGACCATTGGGATACCGCACCTCTACCACAAGTGGTCCTAATGGACAATGGATATTATTGGCTTATGGAGGGGCATCATAGACTTGCTTTACAACGTTTAGCTGGAAGAACTGAAATGTTAGTTCTCGTTGATTATAAGAAAAAACGTTCAAAGTAACAGGTTTATTATGTCGCTAAATTACTCAAAGGTATAAATAGTTTTAACACAAACTCTCATAGGAGTATTTAAAATGACTGAAAAAGTTAACGGTGCATCTTTCGCTGGCCAGGCTCTAACTGGTGGTCTTAATTTCTACAAGATTGTTACCAATCTTGACATCCAGGCAACTGGCGTTCTCAGCGATGAGTCCCAGAAGCGTTTGGACAAGCTAGTAGAAACTATTTCTCTCCGCGCACAGCCAATCATCATGTCTAAGGTTGCAGTTTCTGTTGCAACTGCTGACGACGTTGCTATTCTTCCAGGTGCAGCAGTAGGTGACGACATCTACACACTTCGTTTCGCAATCGAGCACAACAAGGCTTGGGAACTAACGAACTCTCCTGATCCTAGCCTTGCTGAATGCCTAGACGGTATCGAAGGTTTTGTTTATGATATTGCTACCACAGCAGGCAACAACGTTGCTGTTGAGCTAGTAGAAACTCTGTAATCCTTCCTCGGAATTACAGCAATAAGGGACCCGGAGGATTATAGCAATTCTCCGGGTTTTACTTTGACTGAATTAGGGATAAAAATTTAGGATTTAGATTTACGAACGTAATCTGTTACATCGCGTCCAATACTTTGAACTTCAACGAATTCACCCTGCTCATCATAAATTGCACGATCAATCCAATCAAGCCAACGAGTCTCACCATTGCGGGAAACCCTATATAAGATACGTTTTACATTTTGTGAGGAATTAATATCATCCAGATGTTGGAATAAACGATTATGATCACGGATATCAACAATATCCGTAAGTGTCATTCCGGAATCAATCTTTTCTGCAAAATAATCATAGAATGTTTGGTTCATAAAATTAAGAACCAAATTTTTACCATAACAACAAACAACATCAAAAGTATTATCAGTCATTGTTTTATATCGTTCGCGAGACAAATGTAAAAGTTGTTCCACATCCTTAAGATGCGTGATATCACGAATTACTTTAATGCGAACCTTTTCATTCTTCCAATCAATCTCACGTTCATTTATGGCAACCTCAACTGGATTCCCACCTTTAGTCCAGAACAACGTCGTGTATGCTTGGTTCGGCGAGTTCTCCATGTTAATGAAACGATGACGCTCTAATGGATGAATAAATGCTTCGGCTGACATCTTGCTTATCTCACTATATGAGAATCCTGTCATCTCACCTAAACGTGGATTCCAATCCAAAAGACGCTCACCATTATGAATCATCATTGCTTCATTACTGGCTTGACCAAAG